GATATACTTCTTCTTTTAGAATGGGTCAAATACTAGAGCATTACTGGACTTTACCACCTAGAGTAGAGGGACAAACCGCTGAAAACTTTGTTAATGTAACCTTAGTAGAATCTATACGTGCTATCTTTAAAACATATGGGTATGGTACTAAAGATGGTTTAGAGGATTTAGGCGGAACATTCATATTACTTTACGAAGATAGAATATACTGTATGCAGTTTAACTACTCATTACTAGATTACGATTCAGAAATCATTGCAATTGGTAGTGGCACAGATGCTGCACTAGGAGCAATATACCTATCCCTACCCATAAAGCTAGAAAATATTGAAGAAGCTCTAGCTAAGATATTCTGGGCTACTAGCCTAGTCACACCATCAGTATCTCCTGAGTTCTCCTATTCTGTAATACAAAATATATATGAAGAACCCGCTGATACTGTAATACCAGAAGTAATTCCTAAGGAGGAAGTACCGGATGTTGCAACAATTGATGAACCCCTACCTATGGCTGGGTTTAATATTGGTTACAAGCACTCTTTTCGGAGTATATAAATACCAAGAGTACACCATTAGTAACCTAGAAAGTAAGTTAGAAATATCTAATAATAGAGTTGATAACTTAGAAACTAATATAACTGGTATAAAATCAGTTGTAACCAAATTTGGTAATAACCAAGAAGAAACTAATTCTACTATTAGAAAACTCCAGTCTAGCACTTCTAGACTAGATGTTATAATAGCTAAACCTACATTAGTATCTAGAAAGATTGAATCAAGCTATGCTAAGTTTCATCTAGAAAAAGCATGCTACTCTGGTAATAAGGAGGCATGTAATGAACTGGATAAGAAGTAGTCTAGTACTACCAGTTATATTTCTTACAGGATGTGCATTAAATAGTGCTCCTCCTACAGAACCACTTTTACTACCTTGGCCTAGTCCTATGGCTACATGTGAAATAAGTTCAGTAGAGATAGATAACCAGGGTAGAGTAATACTATCATACCAAGATAATATAAACATAGCAGTTTGCGAACGAGATATGTTTAGATACATTAAAGACTTAACCCAAATAATTTGTACCCACCAAATAACAGACACTAGATGCAAGGAATTAAATAAATGAAGATAGCCCTAACAGGATTTGCTGGAGCAGGAAAAGGTTTAGTAGCCGAGTTAATACAAGAGATACTAAAAGATAAAGCACCAACTAAAGGTAGTTTTGCTTTTCCAATAAAAGAGTTTTTTCGTAAACTATGTAACATGACAGACCAGCACCTATACGGTGAATTTAAAGAAATACCAATGACATTCATTATAACACCTGAGTCATTTAATGAAGCAGCTAAGTTTTATATGGATTATGGGTTAGACAACCATGTTTCCTTTGATAGAATGTGGGATAGATTCGTAATAGTCCTACAAGATAATTTAAATGGTGTAGGAAAAGAAGGGTATTGGACGCTACATAGTATATCCTCTAGACGATTACAGCAACTACTTGGTACTGAGATTATCCGACACTTCAAAGATACTACCTGGGTAGATGTTGCTTTAGATAATAACTACAATATCATTGATGATTTACGTTTTATCAACGAAGCTAAACTTCTTAAAGAAGATGGTTTCTTAATAGTTAGGGTACTAGGGAAAGATACACGTATTGAGGATGAAACCGCAAAAGCTCATGCCTCAGAGCAAGAAATACCTCTTATAGCCGAAGATGAGATTTTACATAACTACTTTGCTTCGTATGATGCAGAATCTAGAGCATCTTTAAAGGCTCGTGTAGTTACTATGTTATTTAATAATAATCTACTAATATAAAGTAGTAGTTTTTACAGAAATTAGAAATTAGAGCTGATAGTCTAGTTTCAGTTGTCTTTCGGAAAAAACTATTTGCAAAAATAAAAGTTTAATAGTATACTCTAGCCTGAGAGGATATACTTTAATGAAAGAACAATTGTTAACATATATGTTTAAACTACTCTCGGAGATAAAAGACCCTAAGACGTTTTTATTACGTACTCTTACTCTATTAGTGCTTCTATTTGGTTGGGTTCTTATTGATAATCCTGATGCTGTCGTTAAGGTAGCTAAAGAATTTACAAGAGGATCTGTAGTAGAATCATTAGAAAGAGAAAGAGTAAATCTCTTGCCTGTAATTGCTAGAGAACGTATTAACTTAATCTATGGTCAGGTTTATGCTGATTTAGTTTATGTAGCAACCTATAACCCCAAACAACAGAACGATTATATGCGAATACTAGCAAAGGAGGGAGAATCTAATGGAGTCTCCGTCGATATGCGAACTAGATTAGTTATTAAGAAAGCATCCAAGATGTACTTAGAGCACTTATCTAGCAGAACATTTACACTAGATTTAACAAAGAATAGTTATGTTGATATTTTATTCGATTCTACTAAGCTTGAAGCAGCAGGTATAAAGGTTTTATACACATGCCCAATATACTCTATAGATAATATCTATTCAGGACATATTGGTATAGGCTACAAAGATCCTTCTTTTAGTCTAACGCAAGAGTTTATAGATTCTATCTGTAAACCTAATGCAAGAGCAATCGGGAGATATTTATAATGAACTGGGATAAAGGATTTAGTAGGAAAGAATTTGCGTGTAAATGTGGGTGTGGGTTTGATACCGTAGATGTAGCTTTGTATGACATACTAGTTGCTGTACGGGAACACTTTAATAAGAGTGTTACTATTAACTCAGGATGTAGATGTGCTGTATACAACGCTAAGATAGGGGGAGCTAAAAATTCCCAACATGTTAAAGCTAGGGCAGCAGATATTGTAGTAAAGGACGTATCCGTGGAGGAAGTTTATGCTTACTTGGATAATACTTTTGGTATTAAAATATCACTAGGAAGATACAAAACCTTCACACACGTAGATACAAGAACGGATTCCCCTGCACGCTGGGGGTAAAAAGAGGGTGTTGTCTTAAGGCAGCACCCTTTTTGCTTTTAAAAATTAGTTCCCTTTCTGCTTATATTCACGTATAATATCTTTATTGAATTGGCAAAGAGGGATTAAACGCTATGGGTGAACGATTTTATCAGCAGATTGGTAAAGCTCACAATTTAAAAACTGTAGCGGAAATTATGGCTTTTTGTCACAGACCTATTTCTGCTAGAGAGAAACGCACTAAATCAGATATTCAAGAGGATATTGGTATCTCAGGTGTGGATAAGCTAGGCAAAGACCAGATGTTATGGTTGGAAGCAAATTTAAAAGATGTTAAGTCTACTATTACAGGTAAACTAAAGAAAGACTATGTTAATCAACTTAGCATAATGTTTCCTGAGTTAGACTGGAACAAACTAACATTAGTTACTATTAAGGAAATAATCAATGGCACTAGATAATGAGTTCCTACAAAGTATTACCTCAGTTGACCGTCTAAAGAAGATTAAAGACGTAGCAAGTGATGGGCTAAGGACTGCTGAAAAAGAAGTCTACGAACTTAAAGCATGGATTAAAGATTTACAAGAACGTATTGATGAATTAAGCAAAAAAGACTAAAATTGTAGTTTACATACCGCTTAATTTACCGTATAATATACAAATAAATTAAGGAAACAATATGAATAACGAGTTATTAGCAAGGTTTTTTGATAAGACGTTCCAAGTCTTATTTAAGGAAAGAATTACATCTTTTGCCCACTCAGAAAATCTAATGGTAAGAAACTTCGTCTATGTATGGATGGAACGTAGCAAGCATTACCCTAGTAAGTCTGGGTCACCCTACCAAGATAGAGTAAAGTTCTGGTTTAATGGTGGTAGGCTCAACGCTTTATTAGTTGATAAACGTTGCTTTAGTACCAGAACGGTAACATTATCCAATATTAATTTCATTACGGATAAAACTGCTAAAGTAACAGTAAAGGAAAGATTTAGTAGTGGCAGAATCGCGGAAACAGTAGAGACTATTGACATAGCTACTATAATTCCAATATTTCCTTCGTATTACGCAGGAAATGTTAGCGACTTAATTAGAGATTTATCTGATATATCTATGTTCAATAGGGAAACTATAGACGATATTGATGGTAGAGTAGCTGATATATGCTCAGCAGAACAAACACAAAATACCAACATTAATAGTGATAACTTTACTATCAATGGAACAACTAAAACTAACACACAGGAATCAAACACAATGTCTAAATTAAATAAAGCAGCATCAACAGTATTAGCTACAGGTAAAAGCAGCGTAACTTTAGCAGCTAGTATCACAGCAGGTAACGCAACTAACGCAGTTGTTAAAGCAGCTCTACGTCCTACACTAGAACCTGCTCTACGTAAGATGCTACAGCCTAAAGGTTTTGTACAACGTACACTAGGCAAGGCTAAAGTAGAAGATTCTGTATCAGCAGTTATGGATTCTCCTTTAATGGATGTACTATCTGCTGCTATCCTAGTAAGTATCACTTCTAGCGGTATGGTAACTAACCAAAAATTAGTTAAAGGAGCAGCATTAGCATCTGATGCCGCAGCACTTAAACTATTTAGCTTAATTGACTTCGATACGCTAGTATCGGGATTAACAACTAAGATTGGTTCTATTGTTGCTAACCTTGACGCGGTAGACTCAGATACTGCTGAGTAGTAAGAAAAAGGGCTACCCTAATAGAGTAGCCCTTTTCTATACGCTAAAACTTCTCTTTACTAAGTCATACATTTAACGTATAATAGCTTTATTGAATTGCAAAAGGAACGAAAAACATGACAAACGAAACATCAAACAAAGCTACTTTAGTAAACTCTATTGCTATTCTACTATCATGTGTACAGCAAACTACTGGATTACAAAAACTAACCGTCCCTACACTAGAAGCTATGTATCAAGGGCTTCTACGTAATGCTAACTCATGGCAGTTAGTTAAAGAGGAAGCAAAGGCTGCTAAGAACGAAGCATTCATAGCCAAGGCACGTATCGTTGCTTTAGAGGCAGAAGTTCGTAAATTACAGCGTAAATTAAAGGGTAATAAATAATGGAAAAACTAGTACAGTTTCTAACTGAGTTAGCAAAGAACAGTGAAATGAGTGCAACCTCTATGGGGGCGGCAACAGCAGAAATGCTACTAGATAATAAGGGACATATTGATATGTACTTCTTACGGGATTCGTTAGAAGAAAATATATCACGTACCCAATTACAAAAAGCATTTAATCAAGTATTTGGCAAGAATATACCTACTAAGTTTACATTTATCAAGGTAGAAACTGCTATGTCCAAAGAAGTGTTCTTAACAGAAGTCTATGAGCCAGCTAAGTATCGTAATGTGCGTAGTTGGGTAGGGCACGTAATCAATAATTATAATTGCATGATTAATCGTAAAGATGTATTTGATTGGATTATGTCAACAGCCAAGTCACATAGTTTAGGTGGAGAATTTTATGGAAATACAGGAACAGCCAAAAATAGCTCTAAATAGAGAAGAAGCTTTAATAGCCTTATTTGAACTAGTAGTAGAGTATAGAGAAGCACTCCAAGAGATTCTAGGAGTTCATAGCTTAGTGCTAGAACATATTTCAAAGAAGGCACCAGTAGAAGTTCAAGTGATTCTTAGCCAAGAAACTAATTTACTACTAAAGGCATTTGATAAGGTAAGAACTCTGGATAGTTTTAGAGACTCGTTAAGGCCAGAGTATCTAACTATAACTAAGCCAATGAAACACTAGGAGGTTATATGTTTAGTAGACAAGTACTAGACTCTAAAGAGAAGGTATTAATACAAAAAGTACCTACTTCTTGGTCTAGTAAAACCTTAGATGATTCCTTAATGGGATTAATGGAAACAGCCCATAAATGTAAAGAAGCTGGCATAACATCTATATTATATAATAATGTAGATATACCAATTAACCGATTTGATACCCTAACAATAGTACATAAGTTCTTAGGGATACCATACTGCTATGTGGATATTATAATAGAATGACAACATATTTTACATCAGATTTGCATTTCCTACACAAGAATATTATTGCGTATAATAGGCCATACTACTCTGATGTAGAAGAAATGAACGAAAGTATTATCAGTACTATCAATAAAAAAGTTACACCTAATGATACCTTGTACATACTAGGTGATGTAGCTCTCGGCTCTATTACCAAAGCTGTAGATTATATATCACGTATTAACTGTAATATTAAGCTAGTACCAGGGAACCATGATAATAAGAAAGCCTTAAATGCTTATGAAAAACTATCTAATGTAGAGATTTTGCCAACACTTTGTGAGATAAAGCTAGGGGATAAGACAGTAGTACTATGTCATTTTCCACTAGTATCTTGGAATAAGATGCATCATGGGGCTTGGCACCTATTTGGCCATACCCACGGCTCTTACGAGGGATTAGGTAGATCTATTGATATTGGTTGGGATAACTACTTCAATATATTTAATAAGCCAGGTATATTTTCCACTCAAGACTTGGTAGATATTATGGAAAATAGGCAATCACACCAAGTAGACCACCATAAATAAGGAATAGATTAATGAATTTAAGACCAGACTATACTAGTGTAATAGAAAATGCAGATAGACTAAAGAAAGATTATCAAACACATGGTAACTTATGTATCGCATTTGACTATGATAATACTTTATTTGACTATCATGGGGATAACCCAAAGAATCTAAAAGATTGTATTGACTTAATGCTCCGCTGTCAGAAAGTTGGCCTAGATTTAGTACTATGGACTTGTAGCGAGCCTAGTAGATACCCTAGTATTCGTACTTATTTAGCTACTTTCGGTATTACTGATTTTATGATAAATGACGTACCAGATAAGTATATGCTTTTAAATAGTAGAAAGATTTTCTTCTCCTTACTTTTAGATGACCGTGCAGGTTTAGGTTCGGCAATGCGTACACTATCTATTTTGTTAAACTCAATAGAATAAGAAAAGTAAAAAAGCACTTCCATTAGGGGTGCTTTTTACGTATAATAGCTTTATAGAATTGAGAAAGGAAACAAATTATGAATATTACTGATTATGCATGGTACAGGGCTTGGCGTAGACATGAAGCCTATGGAGTCCCAGTTACTCCAGAAGGAAAGCAAAGAGCCGATATTAGAGCCGAAGCCTTTTCTGAGGGATTTATTGCAGGTCAACGCTATGCAGCTACGTTGCTTGAACGGGAACATAGTAAAGCTAAGAAGTTACATAGTTTTTTCTTATTAGCATCAAAAATAATTAGAGATGGGATACAACGATGAAATTTAACTTAAAAGCAATACCAGCAGATTTAATTACAGTAAAACAAGTAGGTAAACTTAAAGTAGTAAAGTACGCACGAAAAGTATTTTATGATAACCTATGGGAAGTACATCCATTATTAAAGGAATGTAGAGGACTAGTACTAGACTTAGATAATAATGTTGTAGCCCATCCTTTCACTAAAGTATTTAACATTGGTGAAAATGGCACGGGATACCCAGAGTTCCCTTTCACACTAGTAGATAAGGTTAATGGATTCTTAGGTGTTATTACTCGATATGAGGGTAGAGATACATTCTCAACAACAGGTTCACTAGACTCACCATTTGTTACTATGTGGAGAGATTCTTTTGTTTGGCACTGGAAAGATAACAATGATACATTTGCTAACTCATTAATCTTAGATAAGTTACTAGATAGCTTTACTCTTATGTTTGAGGTATGCCACACAGATGACCCACACATAGTAAAAGAAGAACCTGGTATCTATTTAATTGGAGCTAGACGCAAAGATACTGGTACTATGATGTTAGAGTGTGAGCTAGATATTTTAGCTAGTAACTTTAAGTGGTATAGAAAAGAGCATCGTTTAGTTAAGAATAAAGAGGAACTGGATTCTTTAGTTAAGAACTGTAAGATGGAAGGGTTCATGGTTCGTGACTTCGATGGAAAGATAGTAGCTAAGGTTAAGTCTCCGCACTACCTAGGTACTAAGTTCATCGCTAGAGGTGGTTCTAAGAAAACTGCTCGTCTATGGGGAATGGAGGCAAGAGAAGTATTTAACTTAGGGCTAGAGGAGGAGTTCTTATCCGTTATCGAAAAGATTCGTGGTGCTTTTAGTCAAGAAGAATGGACAGCTTTAGGTGAGCAAGAACGAATTAGATTCGTAGAATTAGTTTTAACTCTAGTAGGAGAAGAATAATGGTACATATTAATACACAAGAGTTGCAAAAGTTAGTAGAAGAAGAACTTCTAGCAGTAGAAGAACTAGGTAATGATGTTGTTGGTACTAGTTTAATTGGTAGAGTTGGAAACTGCCAAATCCATTTAGTTGTTACTAACATGAAAGAAGAATTTATGGAAGATGAAGATAACGTAAACGTGGAAGATGGTTTAATTATAACAGAGGGTACGTAATGCCTACAGTAACTATATTACGTGGAGTATCCGGCTCAGGTAAGTCTACTATAGCAAATATGTTAACACAACTAGGTGCTGTAGTAGTATCTGCTGATAAATACTTCATACAGCCATTTGGGGGTTATGTATTTGACCCTGCTAAACTAAAGCAAGCACATGAGTATTGCTACGATATGTTCCGTATGGAGTTGCTTTCAGGGAATGATGTGATAGTAGATAATACTAATACAACAGAAAAAGAAATAGCTAAGTATCTAGAGTTTGCTCAGGAACGTGGTTATAAAGTAACATGCCTAGTAGTAGAGAATAGACATGGTAGTGACTCAATACATGATGTACCAGAAGAAGTTCGTAAAAAACAAGCTATGCGCCTTGCACAATCAATTAAATTAATTTAGTTAGTTCTAAGTAATAAAGTTAAAAAAGCACTTCCATTGGAGGTGCTTTTTGCGTATAATAGCTTTATAGAATTGAGAAAGGGAACAAAGCAATGAACCAAGTAGAATTAATATTACAAAGTGCTATAATCTTAAAAGACCAAGTAGATAATAACTTAATACATAAAAGCGAAGTAGAGACAGGTATATGTGGATTACTATCTATGATAGCTATTTCAAAATTCCAACAAGATACTAGCACTAGAAAGCTAAAAGAGTATTTTATTACTTGGGATAAGTATTCAGGTAACGAGTCATACCCAGTACCTTATGTAGGTGAGATATATAGATCAAAGTTAACCAGAGCTAATATAGATTATATAGCAAACGTAGTAGATACAGGGTTAAATAGTCCAGAATACTGTGCTAAACTAGCTTATGTTATATGTGATAATGTATGGATTGGTGAGTATGGCACATTACGCCGTGAACTTTTAGACCATATTATTAAGTCAGCTAAACAGGGGCTAGAATTATGCGATTAGTACAGTACTTACAACAGATTATGGACTTAGCACTATTAAAAGATGAAGCTTTATCTATAAATGTAGGTATATGTTCAAACCTATATTACCTATCTAATTTTAGATATGATGAAGATGATATTACTAAGTATTTCTACTCTTGGAAACATTTTTCAGGTGACTATAGGTACCCTGTGCCCTATCCGTCACTAGACCCTGATAAAGCATTTTTAACTATAGATAACCTATGGGTTGGTGAGTATGGTGAGTTACGTATTGATCTACTACAACACTTAATAGATTCGGTAGATAGATGGAGTTAAGTCTATTATACCTACCGTTTAGCATTAGTACAGGCATTACTTTATCTGTATGTGCCTTAGTATTAATGCTTATAGACCTATTAAATAATAAAATAACTAATGATGAAGAATTACGCATCGATTTAAGGTTTAAGTTTATAAGAGATGTGAATCTAAATTGTAGATTAAATAGCTTCTATAGCACTAGTAATAGTGTGAATAGAACAAAAGCGTATCACCAATCAATTTTACGAGAAATAATTATAAACAAGTTCAGTCTTGAATATTTAAAGGAATTTAACAAATGAAGAAATTATTATTAGTAGCAGTATTAGCCACACTAGTAACCCCTGCAGAAGCTAGAGTAGAAGCTTACGAAGCTATGGGTAACGTAGTAGAAGTAATGACATGTGTAGAAGCAGGTAAAACAAAAATCGAAGCATTATTCCATAATGGCCCACGATATAATCAATGGACTAAGATACGAGATATGCGTCAAGTATCGGCTATGGAGTTTGAATTTTTAGTAGCCAATAACTACAATGATAACTTTAGCTGGTATCGTGCTGATACCTTTAGTCAAATTCGCTGTGAGGGAGATAAGTAATGAATAAGATTTTATTAGGAGCTACAATTATATTGGCTAGCCTATTTACTACACCAGCACTAGCTTATACAGCTAATTGCTCTACACAGATTAATAGTATTGATGGTCTAAGTGATACAGTTAAACAGACTATGATTGTCCAGTGTGAGCAGAATAAGTTAAAAGAAGCCACAACAACAAGCCCAAGTATTAATACTTCTAGTATAGAAAATATGGATAAATGGTCTGAGATTTCTCTACGCTTTGCTAAAGCTATTGGTGTTGCTGCTAAAGAGTTTGGTGTAGCAGTAGATGACTTTTTAAAAACTGATGCAGGTAAGTTAACGGCAGTTTTCATTGGTTGGCAGGTATTTGGGGATGACCTAATTTCCTACTCTATTAGCTTAATAGTTCTATTAATAATGGTATTAGGTTGTAGAGCTTTCCGCAGACACCTATCATTAGAGGGTTATGAGGAACAAAAACGTACACTATTTGGTTTTGATATGGGTAGCAAGAAAGTACCTTTATACACTCCTTGGCGTTCAACTAATGAAAACGCCTCAGTAATGATTGTATTAAGTTATATAATCCAGTTAATTGTGTGTCTAATTATTGTATTACACTAAAGAAGCATTAAAACTAAAAAAGCACTTCCTAAGGGGGGTGCTTTTTCTGTATAATAGCTTTATAGAATCAAGAAAGGAAATAAAGAAATGAAAGACTATTATTTATATGCTATCGTAGTAGAGAACCGTATTTGGGGCGAGTTATCGGTATGTGCTGGTAACCATTATGAGATACACGCTATACCTGTAGTACCTAATGAGTCAGAGGAAGATACTGTATCTTCTTACGTATGGGAAATGCAAGCTGATTGTTCTAGTTCATACGGAAGCCCTTCTTGTACTTGCATTAACTGCGGGGATGATGTAGATGACTGTGAGTGTGATGAACCAGATATAGAGGATGAAGAAGAAAGCTCATTCATTGAAAGTAACTCAGATGCACGTTGGGTTAAGTATGATGAAACAGATGAAGACCATATACTATGTCCAGGAGCAGAGGAGTATCGTGATACTAGTGTCCTGAATAAATTTCTACGAGTACGTGAATTAGAAAACAAAGAACAAGAGATGGGTCGTGTTAACAGTAAGATTCTTAGCTTAGAAGATGAACTATCACGCCTAATTGCTTTACGGGATAAACTAAACCTAGAACTAAAGGAATTAAAATAATGAAACAGTTATATAGACTACAAGACCAAGTTACTGCCTTAGCTACATTTGCAAGTATCCTAGGATACCATATTACCAAAACCAAAGGTACATGGCATATCTGGAGAGAGGTATGGAGCAAAGATGGCCTCTTATTAGATAAACCTAGACGTAAGTATATTTCACTAGAGAAGATGGTATCCCTGTATAACCGTGGTTCTAACTCTATCTATGTAAGTAAAGAGCATTTTAATATTGCGCCTAGTAGCTTTAGTGCATTAGTATTAAAACTACCACGTGAACCATTAACTATTAATCGTAAGACATTACGTGACTATAAGGTATAGACCATGATTAAATTTTCAGAAGATAGTTCAATTCAATTTGATAAACCTACAGTATATTTTAATGGTGGGGAAGTACACACTACAGTAAAGTGGGGAAGTTACAAATTAAACAAAATTAAGCTGGAAGCTCTTATCAAGACAGCAGATGACCTAATGGAATTAGTTATGGTTAAAGATGCTATTGATAGATTGAACGTATTCACTAGACAACCAGTAGTACTAACTATGCCTTATATACCTTATGCTAGACAGGATAGAGTAGCTAATGTAGGTGAGGCCTTAGGTATTAAAGTATTTGCCGATATGCTAAATGCTATGAACTTTGACAAGGTAGTAGTATCAGACTCGCATAGTCCTGTAGCCCTAGCATTGATTAAAAATGTTATGGAGATTCCACAAGAAGCTTTACTAGTTAATGTATACCATAGCCATAGTGGTTTCCATTCACAAGATATGGTATTAGCACCTGATGTTGGTTCGCTTAAAAAAGCTAAGAAATTTGCGGATAAACTTGAGCTACCACTTTTAACTGCTACTAAGTCTAGAAATACTTCTACAGGCATGCTATCTAACGTAGAGATACAGTTTACTAATCAGTTAACTATTGAGTATGTTAAAGATAGAATTAGTAAGGGTGGTAAGTTACTTATTGTAGATGATATTTGTGATGGTGGTGGAACATTCCTAGGATTAGGTAGTGCTCTGGTAGAAAAAGGATTGCTAAGAGGTAAACCTCGTGATGCAGGTGATGAACAAGAATTTTCAGGAGCAGCGTTACTAGTAACTCATGGTATTTTTGCTAAAAATGCTAAAGTTAGATTAAGTAAATACTATGAAGTTGTAGCCGCAGCTTATGACTGGACTAAGGAGTAATTATGTTGGTATTATTTATTATATATATTTTATCGTTTGCTACCTTAATGGCTATAGGAGTTTCCACTCTTGTACATAAAGACTATAGACATGAAATATATTCAAAAGAGTTTAAAGAGAAATTAGCCAGCCTAGGTTCAGGTAATATTAGTTCCAATGAACAACTAAGAATTAACATAGGTATATCTATTATATTTTTAGCCTTAATACCTATACTTAATACACTTACAATTACATCTGCAATAATTATAAAATGGAGAACTAAATGATTTACTTAATACTACTATATATACTACCAGTACTACTACTATGGGCTTGTGCTGGGTGGATATTTCTAAACCCAGACCACCCTAAATTTTCTAGAGTATATAATGACCCACAAATTAAGCTACACTTTGCAGAAGTATTTAATGAAGTCCCTACAAAGGATAAACTAGCTGGCTCATTGGCTCTAGGGACATGTATTTTAGCATGTATACCTATTTTAAATATACTTTCTATTGCAGCGTTTATACAACTAAAATAGATAATTTCCTTCCATTAAAGCTATTATTAACGTATAATAGCTTTATTGGATTGGGAAAGGTACAAAACAATGAAACCTAAAGCATTAAAACATATTAAAATGGATGCTGAGCCTACTTATGGAGCAGCAGCAATGAAACCTAAAGTAGATAATACGCCAAGTTGTAAAGTATCTAATCTAGAATATAGAGTTTCACAATTAGAAAGAACAGTTAAAATGTTATTAGATGCATTAACAGATTACAAAGGAAAATAAAATGGAAAACGTATACGGTACATTAAAAGGTGACTTAATTGTTATGCGTCGCCACAAGAAGGCAGATAGAATTAAGTTCTACTCATTCCTATTAGGTGAAATTGACCGAGCAGGTAAAGACCATAGCAATGAAGCTGTTATCAAAGTTTTAACTACAGTACAGAAGCAGTTATCAAAGTCTGCTGTACCAAATGAGCTAGAGATTCGTATTATCGGTAACTACTTACCTAAAGTAATGACTAATGATGAAGTAATCCAGTTCTTAATGGAAACTAACCCAATGGGTCAAAAGATGGGTGATGTAGTTAAGTCACTTAATATCTTCGCTAAATCAGAGAATAAAACTGTTAATGGTAAAGATGCCATTGACTTAATTAAAAAATACTTAGGGGTTTAACATATGAACTTACAGAAAATGAATAGTATGGAACGTTTATCTCATGAAGTTATGCCTATGACCTTACAGGATATGTATAAGAGCTTTCACAAGTTCGCTACAAAACCGGGAGTAGCTTATAACTACTCTAATTTAACACCACGTCATGGTAAGCACTCTAATACCAAGTTAAATGGTGTAGTAACAGTAGGAGCACAGTATTTAGTTAAGGAAATCTTAATTAAACTATTTAATCGTGACTTCTTTTGTCGTAATAAAGCTGAAATAATTGCCGAGTATAAGTACTTTATTGAAGGAGCATTATTTAAGCAGGTAGATACTACCCATATTGAAGCACTACATGACTTAGGGTATTTACCTTTACGTATCAAAGCTTTACCTGAGGGTACTTTTGTTCCTTATGGTGTACCTACGGTAACAATGCAAAATACAGTACCAGGTTTTGGTTGGCTAGTAGGTGCTTTAGAGGATGAATTTAGTGCTGAGATTTGGCCTATTACAACTTCTGCTACTACAGCGTTTAACTACTTAATCACGTTTGAGAAGTCTCGTATTGCAAAAGAAATGATTCCATTCATGGGTCATGACTTTAGTTATCGTGGACTACCTGGACATGTAGCAGCAGGTATGATTGGTTTCGGCCACCTAACCTCATTCTATGGTTCTGATACCACACCAGCAGCTATCTTTGCTTGGAAGTATTACGGAGCTGACGTAGGTGGAGCATTTGCTGGTCATGATGTAGAGCCTATATTTGCCTCTGTTAACGCTACTGAACACTCAGTAGCTACTAGTGCAATAACTACTATTGAGAATGAATTAAGAGATACAGGTAAATATAAAGGAAAAACTAATAATGAATGGATTAGAGAATTGGAAGGATATTAGGGGTTATGAGGGGCTCTACCAAGTATCTGACCAAGGAAATGTTAGATCCTTAACTAGGACAGTTCAACAAATTTGTGGTCTAAATGGTAAGGAAGTTACTAGAAAGTACCTTGGTAAGGTTCTTAAGTTCAACTCAGACAGGAAAGGTTATCTGTACTTATCTTTAAGTACAGAGGGTAAACAGAAAACATTTAAAGTGCATAGATTAGTGGCTGAACATTTTATACCTAACCCACAAAATCTACCGGAAGTGAATCATCTTTATGGTAAAAAAGAAGATAATAGGGTATCTAGCCTAGAATGGAGTACCTCTAGTGGGAATAAGAAACATGCTATTAATATGGGATTAAAAGAGAATCCTTTTGGAGATAAAGCTCATAACTATCGTGGAGATGTAGAAGTATACAATAAAGAAGAAAAACTAATTGATATACTTAAAGGACACAAAGATATAATAAGTAAAGGTTACTCCTCTTCTGGTGTTAGTGCGTGCTTAACAGGTAGACAAAAGACCCATAGAGGGTGTACATTTAAATTAATACATAAGGATAGACACAATGGATAATAAGTTACTAGCAGAAGTTTTACATATGAAAGAATTAATGACAGAAGTTGCACCTACTGGCATACTATCTATGGTAGCAGATAGTTATGACTTTTGGTCAGTAGTATCTATAGGACTACCTCTACTAAAAAATACCATCATGGCTCGGGATGGTACACTAGTTATTCGTCCTGACTCCGGTGACCCAGTTAAGATTGTTTGTGGTTACAAACTATTTAGTAAGTTTAAGTTTGAAACCCTAAATGACGCACTTGGCCATGCAAGCGCATTCCCACAAGACACATATGACTATGAAGTATATGAGTTAGAAGATGGACGCTTCGTTGATATAGAACGTGGTTGTTACGTAGAGAAACATGAAGTTAAAGGATTAATTGAATGTTTATGGGATATTTTCGGTGGTACTACTGATACAGAGGGTTATCGTACTCTAGACTCACATATTGGAGCAATCTATGGTGACTCTATTACGTTAGCTCGTTCAGCAGAGTTCATTGAACGTCTAGAAGCTAAGATGTTTATCCCTACATGTGTTCAGGGTATTGGTAGTTTTTCATATCAATACGTTACCCGTGATACTCATGGCTTTGCGATGAAGTCCACGGCGATTAAGTTTGAGTGGAACAGAGAGTGGACTCCTATATGGAAAGAGCCTGCTACTGACTCAGGTAAGAACTCTGCAAAGGGTCTTATGATGGTTAAGTCTTTCAATGATAATACTATGTATCAATTAGTAGAGAATGTATCAGCGGATATGGAAGCACGTGGCGCCTTAGATATTATCTTTGAAGATAGTGTACTATTTAAGGAAACTACACTTACTGAAATTCGTAACAATATCAAGAACATTAATCGCTCTTTAGCTATCAAATAAGCTGTAACGTTGAAAAAGCACTTCCATTGGAGGTGCTTTTTGCGTATAATAGCTTTATAGAATTGAGAAAGGGAACGAATAATGGAAAAGCAAATAATAGAAGCAGCAAATAACCTTATGAGATACATACTAATAGCCTATGGTTTTGAACTAAAACATAGAGTTACTATTAAATTTGACTTAAAAGGTCGTGCAGCAGGCGAAGCTATCTACTATGTGGAAGATGATGCTTTCGTTATTCGTTTTAACAAAGAAGCTGGCCTAGATTTTATAATATCAGATACTTTACCACACGAAATGGCTCATGTATTGGAAGCTGCTTTTGGAGGTAAAATGTCGCATGGTAAAGCTTGGAACTATTACTGTCTTGAGTTAGGTGGTACAGGTTTAACATACCACTCTCTAGACCTGACACCTGCTAGAAAAACTAGAATGTTCCTTTACGTAGTAAAGGGTGAACATTGTGAGTTAACCATTATTAGACATAATAGAATACAAAAGAAAGATATGTTCTACATATCCAACGATACTGGTAACGAAATTAGAAAACAACACTTTGTAAAGGAAATTATATAATGAAAGATAGAGGCAAGACATTCTTTAATAACTCATTCAACGAGACTGGATACATTAAGTGGCAAATTAAGTCGGGTAAAGATAGAACATATAAGGGCGACATATTAGATGGTAGTTTAATTATTGCGGACTGTAATAGTAATATATGCCTAGATTTTGATTGTGAAGAAGCACATCAAGTAGCCAAGCGCATTGAGAAACTTGATGTAATGATAACTGAATTAAACCGTATGCGCGAAGCTTTAGTTAAAGCTAACACCGAAATTACAACAACCAAAAAGTTCTATTACTAGGAGAAATACATGGGTTTATTTATTTATTTACTACTAAGCTACGTTATTACATCATATGTGCTTAGTTTTTTATTTATAGTTGATTTAATAGTAGTACCAGAAAAAATGGCACATTTTACAATAAAAGAGCGTGTAGTTATAATTGTATTTATGCCTGTAATGTTTATACTAGCTTTACTGCGTATTATCTGGGAAGTATCAGTAGCCTTTTATCGGAGAAACCGAAATGTTTAAAACAGAAACAACATTTGAAGCAAAAGTATCCGTTACATTCTTAGATGAAGATATGGCCTTCGAATACTTCATCCTAGGTGAATGGGCTAAGATATTTACTAAGTATCATGACCTAAAAGAAGTAGCAGAAGATATTGCTGGTACATTTATGTCGCAAAGTGAGACTTGGAACTCTAAGTATAGAGCACATAAATGGTTAGAAGGATACGGAACCTTTGTAAAAGATAACATTAATGGCTATTATTTACTGGATACAGAATTATTTAAACCGGATAACTTTCCTGGTGTAATTATAATTACAGTAGAACAAGAATTAGAGGCTTACCACTCAGAGGTAGTTGAATAATGACTAAGATAGTAGCCTTAATAGTTCTAGGTACTATTCTAATGGTCAATGGTATAGCTGGGTTTGTTCAGATATACAGTTTAGAATTAAGTACACAGCTAGAAAATAAGAAGCAAGAAGTAGTAGAGTTAACTGAGAAAGTAGAGACTCAGCGACGAGCTTTAACTAAAGCTAAATATGATATAGCCCAAGCTCATAAGTATGCTGTATCCCAGAAAACCCTATGTAAAGTAAGGAATAAAGAATAATGCTAGATGCCAACCTAAGACACCTACCAATCAATAAACAATGCTTCATTAAAGTACATCACTGTGCTACGGGTTCATTCCTACATGACTTAGGTGTTCGTAATGAAGATATAATGATAGCTACTATGTTAGAGAAAAGCCATAGAGACCCCGCTATTATGCTATGTGTACCTTCGGGTGAAGTAGTGATACTTGCAGGTAGTCCAGAGGAATACTGGCTTGCTTATGAAGGAGCAATAACCCTTAGAGACTTCATTAACGAAGAATCCAGAACAAAAGCTGCTGCTATACTAGCTAAAGGAAACCGATTTAACTTAAAAAAGACTACCTAAGGGTGGTCTTTTTTGCTTTACAAAGTCATCAAAATTAGGTATAATAGTTCTATAAATTGAGGAGAGAACTAACCATGACATTTACAGAACATTTACTAAGTAGACATATGAACCTAGATGGTTATTGGGTAGACCTTGATAAAGAATTAGTTACATTTCCTCTATGGGGCATAAATCAAGCCTTAGCAGGTACGTTACAGTATAACTGGAAAGGTGAGAAGAAAGGCAAGCATTGTAAAGAAACAAGTAAGTATTACTTAATAAACCGTAAAGGCATGTATGCACCTTACGGACTAGAAACACTGAACCCTGAGTTAAAGAACATATACGTAGTTGAGGGAGCTTTCGATGCTCTAGCAGTACGAAACTTAGGATATAACTGTTTAGCTCTATTAACTAACAACCCTAAGCACTTAGTATCTACACTAAATGTATTACGTAGTAAAGGACATAATATAGTAGCCCTTTGTGAGGGAGATAAAGCAGGTAAAGAGTTAGCCAAATATGGTGATACAGCTCTTTACTTACCAGATAACGAAGATGCAAGCTCACTTCCTCAAGAAGTACTTGCATTTATACTAGAGGAAATGAAATAATGACTATTGAGCAATTAGAGCTTATAATGGAATTGATTTACCAAGAGATACTACGAGTACAGGCAGAGACAACAGAGTATGTACTACCTAGTTCTAGAATTAGTATTGAAAAACTTAAAACTAAGCGTATTCTAGAACTACAAGAAATTATGCTAGAGATAAACGATTTGATATTCGCCAAACAGATGGAGGAGGCATTCAATGAATAACATGGAACTATACTGTAAAGCAGATAAGGTAATGCGCTCGTCTACTACAAAAGAACAATTAAAGGTAGCCTTTGAATATATTAAGTTAGCTAGACGAGCTAGCTCCAAGGAGTGGGAAGTACACTATAAGGAAATGTTAGCTCTTTGTAAAGAAAAGTATGCTAGTGCTGAATTTTGGGGTAAAGTTTCATGGTAAATAAAAAATATATGAAAGAAGAAGAAAGATTACTACTGTACCATATGTTACAACTAAAATCTCTAGTTAATAGAGGTAAGGCTTCTAGAGGTATATGTTTTTATGCGCGTAGATACTCAAAACAATTATTTCCTTACTTTACTACTTGGGTACATTTTAGTGGTAGTACGACATGGCCAATACGCTCTACTGATAAGCATCTTACGGATTCATCTATGTGGACTTACGCATCTGGGTATAATCGACTAATGTGGGAGGGAGATTATGGAACTTTACGTAAAGACTTACTAGACCATGTTATTAAAGAGCTATTAGCTAAAACTAGGATACAACCTAAATACGATGTTAGATACTGGTTATTCCGTATACAAAGGAGTTTGGCATGGACGAGCTAATGGACAGACTTTTAGAACTACAGTCTATTAGAAACAAGCTAATAGAAGATTTAGACAGTATCAATGAAGAAATTGAACAAGTACGTGCAGAAGCAGAGGAATATTTATAATGAAAAGATTACAAAAGATGCGAGCAATTAATCCTGCATTAGAAACATTAGCTTCGTTAACGCTAGACCAAGGGATTACCAATGAACAACACGTTATGCAAATAGCTAGTGATATATTTGCAGCAACAAACGATATGGAAGTATTCAAGTATACATATCGTCACCTGACTATCCTACGCTTATGGGCATTGAAGAAACAGAAATATGAGTCTGGCATCTATAAGGGTAAACGAGTATTTGCTACACGAGATTCAAGTAAGCATGTAGTCTCTGTGCTGAAAGCACAGGGTTACAATGTTAAGTTCCCTAATAACTTAGATTTCTTACACAACCTATTCCGTGAACATAAGATTACTAAGTTTGCAGAGTTTAAAACAATTATACAAGAACGTAGTCCAGCTATCTTTGGTACTTATGCACAAATGCAGATAGATGCTATGCTAGAGTATGGACATTTAGGAGAGTAAAATGTTAGTATATGTAAATAGTAAACACTTCTATTTTAATGGTGAATTGATTAGTATAACTAAGTCTACATGTATTGAGATATATCAAGCAGATAACGTAGTTGTTCTAAACTTCATGCTATTAAACGAACAACGCACATATCAAACAAAGTTTGTATATCAAGAAATATCTAAGGCAGTAACTGAAACCAATATAATGAGAAGATTAGCTGGTAAAGGCTCTGATGCGTATGTTGGTAGAAGCTCTGAAGCATATAAACTATATTCTAGAGTAATTGAGGCTGCTAGAGCTATTAGAGGAGGATTCTCACTAAGTAGAGGTGAGTATAATAGTCATGAGTTATACTTAATAGATAACTATCTGCGTTTTAAAGGTAAACTACCAGAAGTAGAAGCGAAGGGTAGAAGTGAAGGACTAAAAGAGCAAATAGATAAAGCAATGGAGAATGAAGTGGAAGAAGTAGAACCAATGGATAAGTGGGTTAAGAGATTAGCTAGTCTGATATATGTGCAACATATGGGGTACATTAACAAGGATACTGTAGCTAATTATATTAGTAAAAGATTCCCAACCCCACATAATAAGAGAGGTATACGTTGGGAAGAAGATATGAGAACAATGGTAGAACTAGCTAGCCTAGACTTAATAACTAAGCATGAGCTACATGAGTTCGTAGATAAGTGGGTGAGTAATGTTTAGATATATTAATAGAAACACATTCGAATTTGGACAACACAGATTCCTATCTAGTATAGGTAGTTACAACATTATGCGTAGCGGATGTGATGTAACTTTAAGCTTTACAGACCATAAGGAGATTGTAGTAACTGTATCATATGGCAGTGCAAAGGATGCATTACTAGTTCAAGGTTGCTTACGTATAGCTACTCGTGGTAGAAAGTTGGACGAGGATATTATCTTCCTACTAGTGCAACGTATGCTTGAGGGTACTGACGAAGAGTTTAGAGATTGTAGTAACTACCGTGTATATTATAATTGTGCGGAAACATTATATGTAATAGATGCATCAGCTATAGAACTTCATAAGAAGCTAGTAGTAGATAGTTACGCAAAGGAAATAGATAAAGTTAGTAAAAGATTCGATATATCAGATTTGGGGGTAGAATAATGTTTACATATTTAAATCACAACTCATTCATATTTATGGATACTAAAGTTAACCCTAATATGGGTAGCGCTATTAGAGTTATTAGGAATGGTAATACTATTACACTAGTGCATAATATCTCTGATGACCTAGTATATGAGTATCCTTTAGAGTCGGAAGCTATCATAGTTCAAAAGGCTATGTTAATTGCTTTTTCAGGGAATAAAGATTTTGCTAATACTATACTAGATTTAGTTAATAATATGCGAGTAGATATTATCACTAGAAGATTAGTCAAACACTGTCCCGTAGGATATTGTGCATTTACCTTGCTAGAGTATACTAAGGAGATGCGTGAGATAAAGGAGGCTACTCTAGAACAACAAGAGTTAGTTAATAAACCTAAAAGAAGAAAGCCCAAAGAAGAGCTTAATAAAGAGTGGGGAACACCCGCTGGTATGGAGTTAGATTAATGATTAATGATTATTTAGCAGGTGGTTGGTCAGTAGAGCCAGTCAACATTATACTTGATAAAGACAAATTCGCTAGTATTAGAGAATTTGTTGATATAGCAAAAACTCATGCAATATATATTATGTTGAGTGAAGAAGATAGGATTAAGTTGCTTTCAGGGGATGGGGATGATATTAAAATATATCAGCTACAGCAAACAGTAGCACCACTTTGGAACTCAAAAGGTGTGTATAGTCAAGGTAAGAATAGTTCTAAACCTAACTATGATATTGTAGCATACAAAGCACAAGTTGGAACATTTAAACGTGTATTTAATGTAGAGTACTTAAAGCAATCTGATGCGGCTTTACTTCTAGACCCTAAACATGTATATACAGATGGTAAACTAAGACCTTATATAAAGAAGTTATGTGTTGTTCACACAGCTAATAACAACTTTGTAATAACAACACATCAGATAGTTAGAGATTATGCAGAGAATGCAGAAGCGGATACTAAGCTAGATGAAATACCAAAGTTCACTCCTTTTATACTAAATACAGATAATAAGTTCTTAAAGTATTTTAGTTGGTCTTGTCCTGTGGGATATACTAAACTAATGGAGGATATAAAGAACGCTCTTCCATATATTGATAAGTATGATTCATCTATAATTATAGACGATACAGACTTCCCCGAAGAAGCAACTAATAATACCACAGGGTTAGACCGTATCTCGGAGATTACTATTAACCGTAATCTAGTGAAGATAGGATATATAATCTCTACTGAGATACCCGTTCTTATTGCAAAAACATGTATTGACAAAAATATGGAATCCTAGTAAAATATATACTTAGCAGAAAAGCGAGACTTCTGCAATCACTAAACCCCCGAACTAGAGAGGGGTGAAGGAGGTGGGGTGAATGAACCGACGACAGTCGACTCGAGTGATTCGCCCCAACCTACCAAACACTCTCTATCTAATACAAAAGAAAAGAGCCAAGTCCAAGCTTGGACTTAAATACGCTTTATGGCTCTTTACGTCTAAAAATAGACTTACCTAAAAAATTTACAGCAACATTGAAAGCTTCCGATTCCGCTAAGAATTAGAAGCCCTTTTCAAAAAACAGACTACCTTAAAAAACAGACTTGCCTAAAAACAGACTACTCTTATTTTGAACATCATTTCCTGAAAAAGCAACTCCAAACTTCCGCTTCACCCACTTCTAGCAATTACTTATAGATCTTGCACTAATATAGGTTTTGCACTTATACACCACAATTCCCCCTTGTTCTACAATTCTAGCAATTCCCCCTTATTCTACAATTCTAGCGATTCCCTTTGTTACATAATTCTAGCTCAATTGCTTTTTAGGGATTACTCTAATTAGCTTCGGGTACCGCTTTGTTGCTTTCCGGGATAAAAATGAGCCTGGTATGCAATTTTGAGATAGTCCAAATCTCCGATTAGCTCTATTTATCCCTGAAAAGCAACCCAACGAACCTAGTCCGCCTCGAATATCTCCCAAAAAGTCCAAATAACTCCAAATATCCCTGAAATAGCACTTTCTAGCTAGTCCAGCGAGTCACAGTGGTGAAGCCACTGAATCCCGCTAGTCCCGGTGCACGTAATGTGAAATTCTGCTTTACAGATCGGTTTCGCACTGGCGCAGGGTAGATTTTTATTTTTTGACCAAAATTTATTTAGACTACACGTTCGGATTCGCACTTAGTCGGTTTCGCACTAGTAACCCTCGGTTTTGCACTTATCGGTTTCGCACTAAAGCGCCGAGCTGCGCTCACCGCCACGTGCATTCACGCTGGACGTCTAGCCATCCAGACTTCTAGCCGTCTAGCCATCTGGACGTCCAGCCATCTGGCCATCTAGACGTCTAGACGTCCGCAAAGTTGAATACGAATCATTCTCATTCCCACCTTGAATGCGAATCATTCTCATTTCGATTACGATTAGCAGTTTACGTAAACGTCAATATGCGTTTTTTCTAATGTTTACCTTTACGTAAACGTCAACTAAGTTATACAAAGTTATCCACACTGTTATACATTATCCACATGGCACGTTAATTGCATAATCCCTGTAAAGCAACCTAACGAGTTATCCACAACTTATTAACAGGGTTATACCACTGTATGTTTATACAGTGGTAGTAACATGTGGATAAGTGTAAACGTCCATTTTAAGGGGTCTAAATGGCTCTGTAAGTTGCTTTCAGGGATGGGCTATATATTAGGTGGTACTAGATTCTATAGCCTGGAGGGATTATATTAGATTTACCTGTTATAGCGTGTAAACGGCGAACTACACGCGCAAGCGTGTAGTCCTATGCAAGAATCATGCCAACTATTTTTCGACGCGGTGAATGAGAATAGTTCTCATTTGACTTTATGCTAACACTGGAAATAAATTCTGTCTACTCCTTCTAGTATATTCATTTCTTCTAATATACCATAGCCTATTGGGGCTAATTTCTTAAAGTCCTGTACTGTAAATTGTGCTACTTCACAATAAGATTCGGCCTCTATATTGTCTAGCTCTATAGTAGATTCTAGAAGTAAATCATGCCATTTATCCCTAGGGTACGCGCATAAAAACATACCCAAATTTATATCTAAGATAGTTAATTTTTCAACACTAGAATTTTTAATACTTCCTAGTCGTGCGTTATTAGAATAGCTCATTTTAAAAGCTCCTTAAGTTTAGGTAAATTAGCACGCCCTAATTTATTTCGGGCGTGATCTACGTTGGCACGTTGTCTAGTGATGCGCTTTTCAATATCAGATTTTTCATCTAATATGCTGGCTAGCTTGCTGCAAGCAAATTCGTATTGTTGCAGCAAGTATAAATAGCGCTTTTCTTTATTTGATAGGCTCATTATCCAAACTCCACTAATGCTAGCAATTCACATTCTGCGCCCATTTCATCCTCGTTATACTGTACAGCTTCTAGGTGGTTGAAAATATCCTCGTCAAATGTTTCCTGATAGCATTCGGTATAATCGATTGAGCAGTTTGCAACCTGTTCGCGGTTAAATTCTGCTCTAGCTTTTTCGCTGTAACCTACTCGAGTTTTTGCCTTGGCTAGTGTTTGCTCGGTAAGCCAAGTACCAATTGAATTAGAGTAATCCATTGCAACGCTTTTAGTAGATACGAAAATCGGAGCAGGGGAAGCCATAGATCTAACTAGTCCAGTGTTTAGTTGTACTGAATGGCCGATAACAATAGTTCTATTATTATCGTGAAACGATTTGGCTGAAAAGTCTATTTTATCACCACAAAGAGATACAGATTGGGTAGCGCGGTTTGAGTTTTTCATAATTTTGAATCCTAGCTTAGTGGGTTGAAATTATTTTCTTACCCGACCAAATAAGTATATCACACTGACAACTGGTAGCAAGTAATCTTTTAGCCGTCTAGACGTCCAAACCCAAAATCGGCGCAGCGAATGAGAATCATTCTCATTTAGCTTTGCGTTAACAGTGAACTTCTATTATTCAAATTCCACTAATGCTAGTAGTTTGACAATTTCATTAACACTTTGTGAACAATTGTACTTATTAGCATCTGCTAATATACCCGCTAAATCCTCCAAATCGTAAATTCGATAATGATAACAAAACTCATAATTTTTAACTTCTGGCTTTGTTACCGAAATGTTACAATAACAATCAATTTCGTTATCACAGCCATGTAAGTATAGTTCAACCATTACACCCCCAGAAAAGCAACAAAGCGATAACAATCACCACGCCGCAACAATTAAGTAACTCAACAGCCATACGTTCTGATAATCCTAGTTTTAACGCTACCATATCAATTAAACAATTCATTAAAATGCCCCCGCAAAAAGTGCTGCCATGATGAACGTAAACATAAGCTTTGACCAACCAGCCTTAAAGTCGTTTGTACCTATTGAACGAGCTATACCGATTACGCCACACAAAGCCGCTAAAATAGTTAATATTAATACTAGCATGATTATCACCTCTAGGCTAGCCCGTAGGCTAGCCTTATCCAAGTTAAGTAGTTGATTTAGTGGTTAATGGCACCATTTGCATTTGTGAAAATATAGCTGCTAATTCGTCACGCTCAAGTGTAACAACTACCCCCGAGTCTGTTTGCAATTTAATCACCTGCTGACCTTTCAGTGTTCTGTGTTGAACCATGTAAACGACTTCTTGCTTGCCTGAAATAAACATAATTTTGAATCCTAGCTTAGTGGGTTGAAATTATTTTCTTACCCGACAAAGACAGTATAGCACACTGATAAATCATATCAACTATTTATTTGGTCTAAAATGAAAAACATTGTTCTTACCAGGAACCAACCAGGGTTACCGGCAGGTAAACCTGCCCAGCCAGCCAGCCTAGGCAAATATACCTATTTCTTGCAAAAGTCGCTTAAATCGCTGTTTTGGCGGCTTCCTGTCGGTGGATAATGTATAAGGGCTGTTTCAATGATTTTTTTATCCACAGGTTATTAACAGGTTATACATTATCAACAGGGTTTATAGGCCACCAGCAACATTTTGACAATGGTAAGACCAATTGACCAAGTTATCCACAAAATTATTTTGTTTAATGTATAACTCACCTGTTAATAAGTCTAGACTTATCCACAAGTACCACACATGCAAGAATCATGCCAAAAAATTTTCGGCGCGGCGAAATGAGAATGATTCTCATTTGCATTCAACCCAGTGAGCTACCAGGATGAGAATGATTATCATTTGCATATGCAAGTTTGCTAATACAAGTTGGCATGGTTTTTGTTGCGAACTATTATCATATGCGTTTTTGCTAATATACCTATATGCAAGTTTGCTAATATTAACATTAGATTCTACTAATATAAGTTGGCATGGTTTTTGTTGCGAACTATTATCAACAAGAATCGTGCCAAGTCAAGAATCGTGCCATAACAGTAAAATCTAATATATAGCTCTAGAACGCGCTATAACGTGATTTGCCGGTACTATTATTTTTTGAAGCCCTAGTATCAAAACCTTTTTAAAATGCCACCAGCAGCCAAAGCGTGACTTATCCACAAAGTTATCCACAAGCAATGGGGTTGACATTCTCAAAAGGCCATTTCTATCCACAATTTGCTAGTTATACATAAAAAATCTGTGGATAAGTGAATAACTAGCATGTTTTACAAATGTCAAATTTATTTGAAATAATGCTTAACAAAGTTATCCCCACCTGGTAGAGCCTGGACGTGCCCCTTGTGGATAACTATTACCAAATAGGCCGATTCCTTGGATTCTAGGAAAGTTATCCACAAAATTACAAACCAGGAAAATTATCTGTGGATAAGTGCCCTGTGGATAAGTACCAAATAGCACCAGATTCAACAATCTATTTGTTTTGATATACGACTGACCAAAAAATTAAAGTCGCTTAAATCGCTGTTTTGATGCCTTTACGGGCATATTAGTTATATCTAATATATAACCATGTTGGCATGGTTATTGCTACGCGCTCGCACCTGTTTCTTTTATAAACTAGCCCAGGCTTATGCATTCTAGTTATAACTTATATTAACTAGTTATTAGACGGTATTTTTTAAACGTGGTCTAATAGCTTCATTGAAACGGGACATCATTTCAATGTTATTTTTACCCTGTGATGTGAAGCGGCTTTGATTAGCGCGAGGTACTAGGAAAAAATAAAAGCTTGACAATAAAAACGGTTCCATGCAATAATAGCTCCACTGATTAGGCAGCATCCTAAACGTTCTTTAACAATCTGGTAACAAAAAAGTTTCACTTGCCTAGTTAAAGTTATCATTAATCACATTATTTATTAGTAGTGTGATTATTGACTAACTTTTAGTCAATACCACTAACTAAAATCATTGGAGATTTTAAAAATGGCAAAGGCACCTAAAACCCAAGAAACGAAAAAAGCTACCGTATTGCGTAAAAATCACGGTACTAAGGGCAATTTTCCCCCTAAAAAATCTTGGGTAACATTAAACGGAAGGATTAAAACCGAAGTCGTTTTATGTTCTGGAAATTTCGAACCAATGCGAACGGGCGACAAAGACAAAGACGCCGAAGCAATGCGACTTTATCGCGAAGCATACCGCGCCGATTTGCGAACGCTTGAACGCCAAAAACCTGTTAAGCCTAAAACATTATTCGACCTTTATGTGTTGAACGGTGGCAAGGCAAGACACCCGAAACAGCTAGCAGGCCAAATTGTGCAAATGCTCGGTTATTCGCATAATTCAAGCGCTGAAATTCGCATTATTTAGGGGATGCTAATGTTTATATTATTTGTTGCTATATACATGTTAGCGGCTTATTTAATTGGTTTATTAACAGGCCAATTATTGGAGTCAAGAGATAAAACTTTCTTTACCTCAGAGCCTATCCACGGCCACGTTTTATGTGTATTGTGTTTGTTCTGGCCTATCCTGCCCTTGCTTACGCAAGCCAGCAGGTTAAGGAAATTTAAACCGTAATATAGAGTTATCTTAAAGAGCGTTTATTAAGCGCTCTTTGTGGCTAACTTTAGCCATTAACTAACTAACCCTTTCTAGGAGATTTACAAATGACTACAACTAAAACACCAGCTAAAAAATTCGCTTGGAATGATGAAACCTGTTCACAAGCTGCCGCGCTTTATGCTGAATTACTAGGTGCAACTTACAACCCTGTTACTAAAACGCTGGATTTTGAAGTTGGTTCGAAGCCTACTGTCGATTTACACACGGTAGCAAACAGCGAAAAAGCTTTAAATGCAATCGCTGTTAAAATTGGGGCGAAATCTGGTCGTGCTGTTCGCGGTAAGTTATCAAAAGAGGGCGTTTATATTACCCTTGAAGCCGTCCCAACTCCAAGCACCTCGACACGTATCTCAAAAGGTCAGTACGTGCGTTCAATTGCCGAGGGTTTAGGCGTTGACCTTGAAACAATCCAAACGCTTGATAAGGCCAATTTAGAAGCGTTGGAAACCTTAACAGCGAAATTAAACGGAGTGTTGAAAGCTGCCGAAATGCCAGAAATCACTGTTAAGTAATTGTTAACTGGGCGTTAATTCTAGCGCCCTTTAATTTCCCGTAATGACGGAGTATTAAAAAATGTTTTCACCCAAACTCAACTTATCTGATTTAGTCGCAGAGCATAAAGGCCATATTGCAGCCGTATTAGATACCCAGTCCGAAATTGAGCGCTTAAAGGAACTAGCATTTCAGCAAAAAGAAGCGGCTAAACTTGACCGTGATACGTTAACGCAATTAATACGCCAATTGTCTAACGAGCGTCACCCAAGCAACAACGGCATGTTGCAAGAAGCAAATGTTAGCGCTTTGCTTGGCGCAATCAATATTAACTTTACTGCTTATAACAGCTCAAATGATGAAGTTAGACTAGCGTATGATAAGGCCGTTAACGTCTACAATGACGCAATGGTAAAGCTATTTAAAGCAAAAATAGCATATATCGAAAGTTGTGCTGTTTATGGTAGTATGGCAGGCTTATCGGTTAACTGGCAAGCGCTAGAAAAACGTAGCAAGTAAGCAACCCCTTTAAATTTTCCCGTAATGACGGAGTAACAAAATGAAACAAGTTAAAAACCTATCTGTAGCGACACAAGCGGCATTGTTAAATCTTGCTCAAAATGAGTTTAATTATTATGGCAAGCGTACCCGTTCAACTCGCCTAACTTGTGCTGAACAAATGCTTAGAGAATGTGAGTTAATCGGAACGGTAGAAAGTGCCGATTTAGTGGAATGGCTGGCAGAAAATAAACCAGCACCAGCACCAGCCAAAGAAAAAGCCGAAAAAGTTAACGCTCCGTTAGTTCCTACTTTCAACGGCGAGTTAATGCATCGTGACGATATTATGCAAAGCTTACCTGATGGCGTTTATATTATTTCTAGTGCGCAAAATAATACATTGCCGCACCCTACACTAAAATCATTAAAAACTTTAGCGGGTGTTTTAGAGGCTCAACTTTTATTGATGCCTATTAAATACACAACAACGCTTGATAGCTTGGAACGCAAAACGCCAACTTATGACGATAGTGTTACACCTTATCTAGTAGAGAATAATATCTGGCTAGGTGGTCGTGGCTGTGTTCGCTTGGCAGTTGGGGCAAATATCCTGCCAACCGCTAAGCAGCCAATTAACACGGCAGCAAACTTGAATAAAGGCGAGTCGTTAACCGTTGTTGCCTCACCTAAAAAGCAACTCAAAACACTAGCCCGTTCAAAAGATGGTGCACATCGTTGGGTATATACAACGGGTTCATGTACACAACGCCATTACACTGACACCAGAGCAGGCGAGGAGGGATGTGATTCACATACGTTCGGGGCATTAGTTGTCACTGTTAATGAGGGTTATGTCGAGCATCAAGAAATTGTGGCAGATGAAAGCGGGGCATTTTATTATGATATGGCCTGTTATGATGGTTTTAACATAACAGAGATTCACAAGACACCAGCACTAGTTTTAGGTGACTTACATTGTGAAAAGATGTGCGAAAACTCGCTTGTAAGAGCATTAGCCCAAATTGATATTTATCAGCCCTCACAAGTTATTTTACACGATACACTAGATTTTATGTCTAGAAATCATCACAATCGAAATAGCGGTTTGTTTCTATATACAATGGGTTCCCGCTCTGTTTTAGATGATTTAAATGATGCTGTTCATGTTGTAAATAGAATTGCTGCCCAATGCGATAGCGTTTTTATCGTTTGCAGTAATCACGACTTAGCCCTTGATAGCTGGCTTGATGACCCAAAATACAACGCTGATAAAGACCCTATCAACGCTAAAACGTATTATTTCTTGAAACATGCTGTTTTAGAAGCAATTGACAGCGGGGACGAACTAGACGCACCACGCTTAGCAATGTTTGATTTAGCAATCACTAAACTAGTCGAGCAGTTAGCGGAACCATTAGCCAGTAATGTTATATTTGGCCGTCTAGATATGAGCCATAAGATTAACGGATTCGAATGTGGTTCTCATGGGCATTTAGGTAACAGCGGCGCACGTGGTTCGCAACGCTCGTTTAAAGCTTATCAGATGCCTTGGATTAGCGGCCATACACATTCACCCGCCCGTGATGGTAATGTGTTAACCGTGGGCGTTACTGGTTCGCTGGAAATGGGCTACAATAAAGGTGGTACTATGTGGGATAGAGCAAACGCCTTAATCCTGCCAAATGATACAGCCGTATTAATTCCCACGTATGCAATAGGAGAGCAGCAAGCATAATGTTAGATAGAGATTATAACGGCTACCCCATTAAGTAACTTAACCCGCTTTGTTCCACGTGGAACAAAGCAACCCCCCTTTTTACGGAGTTACCCAAATGTCACAAGTTAATATCACGTTTACCAAAGACACCCCAGAATCATTCGAACCTGAAACAGGGCAATTTTTTCAGGTTAATGAATGCCATACAAACGAATTGATTTTAATAACTGACGACACCCATGTGTGCGTTATTTTATCTAGTGGTCAATTAATGGACGTTGAAAACCTAGACGAAAAGCTTACCCGCGATAACTTAGTTATTGATTTAAAAATCGAAGCAACCATTAAATAATTAACCCGCTTTGTTCCACGTGGAACAAAGCAACCCTTTTTCCCCGTAATGACGGAGTATTAAAAAATGAGCCAATTTAAGCCAAAGCATATTACAATTTTTGACCTAGACAGAACCGTTATAGATAGCGACCATCGCACCCCCTACGATAATGATGGCAACCTAGATTTAGCAGCATATCGCGACAACCAAACACACGCTAACATTATGAATGACACACTTTTACCCTTAGCTAAACTTATGCAATCGCGCATAGCCCAAGGGGAAACCGTGGTAATCGTTACTGCAAGGCGCATGATTAAGAGTGATTACATATACCTAAGAAAGAACGGATTAAAAACCGCGTATACTTGCAGTCGTGACCAATTATTCAAGCGCTTCGATAATGAAACCGCATCAATGATTTATAATCTTAATGATGCAAACTACAAATGGCATTGGTTTAACCATTTACAGAACCGTTTTCCTCTTGCCTCGTTTACTGTATACGATGACCATAAAGGCGTATTAAAGGTGGCGCAATCGTTTGGCTTTCAAGTGTACGATGCAATTAGTGTTAATAGTATGCTGGCTGATTTTCTTGATATGGGATTTGAAGAAGGATTTGCGCAAGGATTAGACGCGGGTTATCTGGACGGGGAAATGAGCGCTATTCATCAGGTAATTGAATTTGACAGCAGAGCAGCCTAAGCGCAATGCTGGTAGTATATGCATCAATGCTAATATAGTGCAATATGTTAGCATTGCATTATCCCCCTGTTAGAGCATTAGCCCTTACTAATATATAGTAAGGGCATTTTTATTATGTACAAATGATAATCAATATCAAATGAGAATCATTCGCATATGATAAGCCAGGAACAAATGATAATCATTCGCATTTAGGGTGGGGGCGGTAATGAGACTCATTCTCATTTGACCCAGGCCCCACCCCTTTTCATGTAACTACTATGAAAAATTAGAGGAAATGGCTTAGGCCGCCTCTAAGAGCAACTAAGCGGTTCCCTGAAAGCAACTATGCATAATTCCCCAACTATGCATAATTCCCATAACTATACATAATTCCCATAACTATGCATAATTCCCCTAACTCCCTATACTCCCTTTACTTCCCAACTTCCTATACTCCCTTTACTTCCTATACTCCCCGCACCCCTCCACTCCCAAAGAGACTACTAATCTAAAAGACTCCAAATACAATTCTTAATTTTTTAATTTAAAAATACTTGGCTAGTACCTTACTTGCATCCGAGGTAGAAAATTAATCTTTACATATATTAATAATAACGTTATAATAACCCTATTATTAACACACATCTAAGAGGAAAGTATATGTCTACCCAAGATAAACTAGTAGAGTATGATGACGCGTTGCTCCCAGAGACTATTAGTCCCCAGGGATTATTAATTGCAGACACATACCTAACCAATGGCCAAGATGCTAAGAAAACAGCTCTAGCTTTAAAGATTGATGAACAAGAAGTTCGTAGATTATTAAGAACACCAGAAGTCCGTTCGTATACTAACGCAGTATTCATGGAGACAGGCTTCAGAAATAGACACCGCATGTTTGGTGCCTTAGACGAGATTATTAACCGTAAGTTAGAAGAAATGGAAGAAACTGGTACTACTACAGATGCAGATATTTTAGAACTAATGGTTAAGTATCATAACATGAAAATGGCAGAGATGAAAATGGAAAAGGAACTACACGAAGCTAAGTCCCCTACCATAGGTCGTCAGAATAACGTACAAGTTAACCTTAATGGCGGCAGCAACTACGACAATCTTCTAGCCTCCCTAGCCAAAGGAAATTAAATGGAACTCTCTAGAGATTTTATTTCACGTACTAGCATAACCAACTACCCTGTCGGGGAAAGATTTTTCAAATTGCCTGTCGAAAATATGATGTTGCAGGAAGGAATTATCCCCAACGAGCCACAAATAGCTATCATTAATGCGTTGAACGATCCTAACATACGCTTCGTGGTCGGCTGCGTTTCTAGGCGTGTCGGAAAATCTTTCATCGCCTATACTTTAGGATTCTTAAAAGCTTTAGAGCCTAATGTAAAAGTACTAGTTGTGTGCCCCAACTACTCGCTAGCGAATATTGGTTGGACACATATCAAAGGACTTATACGTAAGTATGGTTTAGAAACAGAGAAAGAAAACGCCAAGGATAAAGAGATTGAGTTATCTAATGGTACTCTTATTAAACTAGCTTCTGCTGGTAATGCTGACTCCGCTGTTGGTCGTTCTTACGACTTTATTATATTTGACGAAGCGGCTATCTCACCTAAGGGTGGGGATGCTTTCTCAATTCAGTTACGCCCTACACTTGATAAACCTAACTCTAAAGCTTTGTTTATTTCAACACCTCGAGGTGCTAACTGGTTCCAAGAGTTCTACCGTCGTGGGTTTAGTAGTGATCCCTTGTTATCTAAGTGGTGTTCATTACATGGTACTTACCGTGATAACCCTCGTGCTAGTAAGGAAGATATTGATGAAGCACGTGCTAATAATAGCCCTGCATTCTTTAAACAAGAATACGAAGCTGACTTTGCAACGTTTGAGGGTCAAATTTACGAATCATTCGATTACGAGGAACATGTATTCAATGATGAGGACTTATATGGCCGCTTAATGGTTTCGGAAGATTGTGAGGGTATCCTAGGTATTGACCCAGGTTATCGTGACCCAACTGCCATGACAGGTATTAAGTATGATGACGAATCTGACTGCTACTATATTCTAGATGAGTATGAAGAAGCAGGTGCTCAGACTTCTGTTCACGCTAAGTTTATTAGACAGTTCGAAGATAGATTTGATCCTCACTATATATTCGTTGACTCGGCGGCTGCTCAGTTTATTGCTGACTTAGCTTACGATTATGATATATCTAGTGCGAAAGCTAATAAAGCTCAGTCCGAGGGGATTGGACACTTAGCATCATTAATACATGCAGGTAAGATAAAAGTATGGCATAAGTGTACTAAGACTATTAGTATGTTTATGAACTATAGATGGGATGATAAAGAAGGCTTAACTTCAGAACGTCCTTTACACAATGAATACTCTCATATGGCAGATGCCGTGAGATACGCAATTTATACACACAATAGATAATTCTTAGGAGAAATTATAACATGGCAGATACAATTAATGCAGTACCAGTTTACGGTGACCAGTACTACTCATTGAATGCACTCACAGGCACGCCTGTGGGAACTGCAATAACAATACAAAATCAAGGAGACTCAGTGCTAGCCATTAATGTTGGAGCTACTAAGCCTGCTGCTACTACTAAGGCTAGACGTTTAGTCCCTACAGATATAGGCTTTATTGCTTATATAGAAGCGGGCTCGTCAGAAGTCTGGGTTAAAGCTATTAATGGGGCTACTGACGCACATGTAGAGGTGGCTTAATGAGTATACTAATTAGAGGTGGTGGTGTAGTACCTCCTCTTACTAACTTAGCACTTACTAGACTTAGTACCTATATTGCTCAACTACTAAGCTCAGGTCAATTATCCTTTACTTCTCAACCACAAAGTAAAGCAGTTGACCAGTATTCCCTAGCTACCTTTAGTTGTGTTATTTTAGGGGGGGTAGGACCATATACTTATCAGTGGAAGAAGAATGGTATTAACGTAGGTACTAATAGTGATTCACTATCTTTTGTAGCTGCTACTACGGATAAAAATGCATCGATTACGGTTACTGTGACTGATAGTGTTGGCACTATAATTACTTCTAGTGCCGCAATTTTAGGTGTGACGAGTTATGTATACCAATTAGACGGTGTGGCTCAATACCACAAGTTGAGCAACCAAATACCTTTTGATGCCAATACAGTAATAAAGATTAAATTTTTAGGTGTGCCGTCTTTTTTTGGGGCGTATCGAAAGTTTATAGAGTCAGCAGATTATGCAACGAGAGTTGACTCTAATGCTTCTGGAAACACATTTAGACTTAATAGCTGTACCGCTAAACTTGATGGTATAGCTATATCAACAGGAACAGCAATACCGACTTCAGGGTGGCATACATTAGAAATAACTCCAACATCTACCAGCTCATTGGCTACAATAGGAAGTCGTGGATCTGGAGAATTATCAATATGGGGATTATTTGGATTTGAAGTAATTAAATCAGGAGTTATATCTAATAATATACCATTAAATAATAAATCTGCTGGTGCTAACCAGCTTGCTACTGCTGGAAGCATCAACGCTACGATAGTTAATTATAATCCAGCGGGGTGGGTAGCATTATGATACAATTAGATACTTGGGTTAATTCTGGTATGTATATATTTGTTATATTATCTGAGGAGGGTTATCAGGCTAATGAGATAGCTAAGACAACTTGGCCTAGTGCAGCTATATATGGCGACTATCGATTAGTTAATTTTCATAAAGATAACGTAGAGGAGTTTATAGCACAATTAGACTCCCTAGGTTATACTCCTACGTATGGTTTAGGAGGAAATACTCCTATGCTAGTTACTTGGGAAGAGGCTAAAGAATTTACTGCACAATATAATATTGAGTGATTTAATACTTGTAAAAGTACAACCATACTAGTTAGTTCTGGTATGGTTGTATTATAAATATTACTTTACAAATCTAAATATTACTTTATAATAGATTCTAAGTTAGAGGAACAAATACATGGCAACAAACACTAGAAGTGTTATCAAGTGGATTAGGGACTTAGCTAAAAGCCATTATGCAAAAGATACAAAATGTGCAATATGTGGTGTGGAACACGAACTGGAGTTCCATCACTATAATACGGTTTCCTTGACCGTTAACAACTACGTCAAACAACACGGAATATCTGTGGATACTAAAGAAGATATTCTTGCTATGCGAGAACCATTTTTAAAAGAGAAGTGGCGTGAGATGGTTGAGGAAGCTGTAACCCTTTGTGCTAGTCATCATAAGTTACTGCATAAATTATATGGTAAAGAGCCTGCTCTAAATACCGCAAAAAAACAAGAAATCTGGGTTGAGCGTCAAAGAGAAAAAGTAGCTAGTGGAACCGAGGGTGCTTTAATAGTATCACTACCCTCTAGTCTAACCCAATTTTGTACCGATTCACAACCACTAAGTAATTTCATAACGAGGTAATAATGGGACTTTGGCACTCAATAGTAGAGAAACTAAATCCATCACAAGAAAGAATAAAAAATAGTGATCCCGGTGGTAAACGTACTACTAGTGATCCTTATACCATATCACAAGCTTACCGTGAGGTAGAGTTTGTAAACAGAGCGGTTAACATGTTTGTTGATTCTTGCTCTGAAGTTACATATGACGTAAAGGAAAAACATGCTGGTGTAATATCGCATGGTACGGGTGTACGAAAGGATCAACTACAAAAACTTTTAAATGTTCAACCAAATCCATATATGGATGTAAACTTATTCCGTCGCCTAGTCTTTATGGACTTAATTATGGAAGGAGCAGCCTACATCTTCTGGGACGGCGCAGGTTTATACCCGCTACCAGCATCCCAGATGGAAGTAGTTATGGACAAGAAAAAGTTTATTAATAAGTTTGTATTTGCTGGTAAGGATGATTATCGTCCAGACCAAATTATCTTTATTAAAGATAACGCATACTATGCAAATACAGTTATGACTAGCGGATATAGTCGTCTAGCTTCTTCACTAGCTAGTATCAAACGTCTACGTAAGTTAGCAACCTTTAAAGAAAAGTTCTATGATAATGGAGCTGTACTTGGTTTAGTTATTGAAACTGACCAATTATTAAGTAAAAAACATAAACAACGTTACGAAGAAGAAACTTCTATTAGGTATAATCCTAGTACAGGTAAATCTAGCGTACTAGTTTTAGATGGTGGGTTTAAGGCAAAGTCGGTATCAAATACTAGTTTCCGTGATATGGGGACTAAGGAAGATCAGGATGATTTACGTGTGTCTATAGCAACAGCTATTGGTATACCTCCTATATTATTTGACTCCGGTAATAATGCTAATATCAGACCTAACCTAGATTTATTTTACTCTATGACTGTAATGCCTACACTACGTAAGGCAGAGGCTGCGATAGAGTTCTTCTTCGGTTATGATGTTAAGCTAATGACAGAAGATGTTATGGCTCTAGCACCAGATAAGAAGATTCAAGCAGACTATGTTAGTGCACTTGTTAATAACGGTATTATTACTGGTAATGAGGGTCGCGGAATGCTACGTCTAGTTGAACTAACAGACGAGGAAATGACTAAGATCAGAATACCTCAGAATATTGCAGGCTCAGGAACTGGAGTTACTGGACAAACCGGTGGTAAACCACCCGCAAAAGAGGAAAAGAAATAAATGATTGAAACATGGCCTAATGAGATAATGGAAGAGTTATTACAGATATTTAATGGTACTATACCTGAGAGCCATATATTCTATGCACATAGTGGTACCCCTACAAGAGCACAGTTATATGATTTTATAAAGAGATATAAACAAGGCGACCTTGAGAACCGTAAAGAACTTGATTTATGGAAGGACTTCTTAAATGTTTATACCTACTATGTAGCTAATAGAAAGTTTAATAGTCTTAATCTAAGTGAGTTACGTACTAACAGTGGTTATGATACATATTTAGCTTCATTAAGTGATTTAATTAATAATACTGGTAGTACATATGTTACTGATATTCAAGTAAATGCTATAGCAGAAGATATTGCTCTAGGTACTTTGGATTTAAACGCTTATAATTTTATTATTAAACAAATAGTACCAGGACCACTACAGACTAGTGGTTACTGGGTAGCTGGTACACTTTCTGGGGATGGCGATACACTAATAAGTGCTCGTAGGTATAACTCTACTGCGGCTATAAGCCGAGATTCTGGACTTAATTGGTCTGAGTTTACTGTCCCAGGTGCTACTAATAAAACTTATAAATTTATTACTAATTTTGATGGTAATACTATTATAGCACTAGATACAGGTATTAGTGAGGATATAGTAAATTACTCTATAGATGGTGGTCTAAATTGGATTACATTACCTGCCTTACCCACAGGTACGGCAGCATTAGTATCTGGCTTTAATAGTGGTTGGGTATCTGATGATAGTAGTATTATTAGACTAATCTCTGCTACTGGTGAGTTTTTACTTGAGTACTCAAGTGGTTCTTGGAGTACTTTAACAAATCCATATACACAAACAGCTGTTGTATTTAGCGAGTATGCTTCACTAAATAATCCTATAATTCTTAATAATGTTGAGGGTGATACCTGTATTATAATAAACGATAATAAGATATTTATTAGTAAAGATGGTTGTAGAAACTGGTCACTACAGGAAATACAATTTAGCGGGTACTGGTCTAGTGCAAGCATGTCGCATAATACTAATAGTATAGTGATATGTGATGGTAACGATGCTGCTCATATAGTTTCTTATGATGGTGGTGCTACATGGAATAATTTAGTTCTACCTACTGATTTACTTTCTGATTATTTACAAGTAAATATATCATATGACGGTAAGCAGTTATTCGGATTTGTCCAAGGCTCTAATAACGAAGCTGTATTAGGTTACTCTCCAGATAGAGGAGCTACTTGGACTAGAAATGTATTAAGTACAGCTGGTGTAGGAGAGTTTCTACAGTGGCAAGACTTAGGTAATAATGGTGTTACTTATGTATTAGCAGCTAGAAATACAACTAGTACCCTTAGAACTGGAGATTCAGGCCAAAATTGGCATCTCAGTAGCACTGTAGGAGCAGTATTATAATGATTGATAAACTATTTAAAACTTTTGGGGATACACTACCTGAGCGCCATGTATTCTTTGCATCGGAGGGAGCACCTACACGTGCTCTTCTTTTCAAGGAGTTTGGTAGCTGGGTATCATTTAATAATGAGTATTACCGTTATGTAGCTGTACAGAAAGCTTTGGCAGCTTCTAAAACTAAAAATGTAGCTGTAAAAGCTAAAGGAGCTACTAATGCAAAATAACCCTGAAATTACTGCGTATATTAAATCAGTATCTTTAACTGAAGATACTGGTGATATTATTATACGTGGATATGCAAATACAGTTACCAAGGATAGAGCTGGGGATGTTATTCCTACTGAAACTTGGAAATCTAGTAATGCATTAACAAACTACATGAAGAATCCAATTCTTCTTGCATTCCATGACCATAAACTACCTATTGGCGAAGTAACAGAATTGAATATTACACCAGAGGGATTGGAAGTAGTCGCTAGAGTTGTTAAGTCAGCACCTGCTAGTGTATATGGACTAATCAAGGATGGTATATTAAAAGCTTTCAGTGTTGGTTTCCGAATCTTAGATGCGGATTACGAACATGAGAAAGGTATTTTCTTAATAAAAGACTTAGAACTACTAGAACTTTCAGTAGTATCAGTACCTTGTAACCAAGATTCTATCTTTAGTCTAGAAAAAACCTTATGTATGAAAGACTATATAGAACTAAAGCAAAAGTTCATTAAATCTGAACCTGAGCCTTTAAACGAGATTGAAAAACTTCTACTAATGTTAGGTTCCCTAGACTAAAATATAAAAGTTGGTTTACAAAACCTAACTATTTAGTATATAATAATTCTATCTTAAATTAAGACCAAATTTTTTACAACGATATAATCATAGGAGATTAATTGTGCCAAATTCATTAGATATTAACAAATTAAGAGATCAACTTGGTCTTACCGCAATCACTGACGCTCTAAAGCAAGTTAGTGACGAAAATGCTAAAACTCAGGCAGCTAAAGCTCTAGCAGCAAAAGCAGCAGAAGAAGAAGCTCGTGTAACTAAGTTAATCGAAGCGTCTACTGGAGAACAACGCGAAGCGTTGATCGCAGCAAACGATACAATCAAAGCTTTAGAAAGCAAACTTGATACAGGCAATACAGCATTCGCTAAAGCATTAGAACAAATGCAAGCAGAAGTTGTTGGCTATCAAGATCAAATTAAACAAGTTTTAGCATCACGTGAAAACAACCACTCTTTCGTGGCTGGTGCAGTTGGTAAAGCTATGTTCGGTAACGACCAAGAAACTTTTGAAAAAGAAGTTGAAAATGTTGCTTTAGTAAGTTTCATTACTGAAAAAGGCATGTTCGAAACCAAATATGGTGAAGCTCACTTAAAAGCTGTTAACGCAAGTTCAAGCATCCAAGTTTCTAGTGAAAACTACGAAACAATCTTTTCTCAACGTATTCTACGTGATATGCAGAAGTTAATGGTTGTTGGTAACATGTTCGAAGAATTACCGATGACTAGTAAGTTACTTACTATGATGATCGAACCTGATTCACAAGTTGCAACATGGGTTGATTCTAGAACTTATGGTACTGACGCTACTACTGGTAACGAAATTACAGCTGCTCTAGGTGAAACAACTTTCCGTACATTCAAACTAGCTAGTAAAGCTTACATGACTGATGAAACAGAAGAAGATGCTATCGTAGCATTACTACCTATTATCCGTCGTCACTTAGTTGAATCACACGTTAAAGCTATCGAAATTGCTTTCATGAGTGGTACTGGTACTGGTCAACCTGCTGGTCTACTAACTATGGCTGCTGCAGATTCTATGAAGAAAGCTACTTTAGCTACTCATACTGGTACTGTTAAAGTTACAGCTAAAATGATTCACGTGTTACGTCGTAACATGGGTCAATACGGTTTAGATTTATCTAAACTAGCACTAGTAGTTTCAATGGACGCATACTTCGATCTTTTAGAAGATGAAGAATGGCAGGACGTTAACCAAGTTGGTGCTGATAATTCGTTAAAGCTTCAAGGACAAGTTGGTCGTATCTACGGTCTAGCTGTTGTAGTTTCTAACTACTTCCCTGCAAAAGCTTTAGGTTCAGAATTCTGTGCTATCGTATATCGTGAGAACTTCGTTGTTCCTCGTCAACGCACAATTACTGTTGAACGCGAGCGTCAAGCTGGTAAGCAACGTGATGCGTACTACGTTACACAACGTCTTAACCTACAACGTATGATTGCTGGTAAAGGTATTGTTACAGGTACTTACGCGGCTGCTTAATCGCATAACCCAAATGAGGGCAGGGCTTCTAGCCTTGCCCTTTTTTATTGAGGAAAATATATGGCACAAATAATTAGTGTAGCGGACTTTAAAGCCGCTGAGGGTATTAATAGCCCCGATTCAGATGCTCAGATTACCACAATAGTAAATGGTGTTAACTCGTACTTATCTGATATATTAGACCTAGATAATACTTCTGATTATCTAGAAAAGGTAGAAACTACAGAGTCATTTTTCTTAGATACTCTAGATAGGGCTGCTGATATTATAGTTACTGATGTAGATGGAGTACCTCTTACTGGCTTAACAGGTAGTAGAGGTAGATATACATTAACTAATGATTATGTTGGTATTGTTAATTTTACATACTCAAATCATATCCCCCTGACTGGTGGGACTTATCCTGCAGATATTATACTAGCAGCACATACGTTAGCTAGATACTACAAGCGAGAAGAATATAAAGCTAGTGCATCAGCTGCTGGCCAATCTATTAGCTTTGTAACCTTATCAAGTAATATACCAAAACATATATTGTCCTTAGTAGCGCACTATAGGCCACTATAATGTCTTTATCTAGTTTTGCAAAAGAGGTAGTTGATAAGCTGATTAATAAACTATACTCTAAAAATGATGATGGGACAATAAGCTATAGTCTAGAGATTAATAGTAGTAGGGCTGATCCCGACGTATTTACTACTAACTTTAAATTTAAGAAACCTATACCTGAAGCTGATCTAGAAAAGATTATGCCTGATTTTATAAATATCCTATCTACTAACCTATCCGCTAGACGCTTAGGTGTTATAGGTGCAATACTAGGTAAAGCAGGTATAGACCCAGAAAGTATAGGTAAAAGTACTAAAGTTATGGGTTCCCTACCTATTAGGGGTACAGGTAAGGGCACTGAAAATATAGGTTCTCTATTATCTATACGTACTAAGTCCGGTAGATTTATTGGTATAGAAGCTTTCAAAGGTTTAGTTAGCTTACTAATGAAACCTTATATAGTTAAAGATATGGTTAGTCCTTCTTTAGTATATAGAACTGGTAGATTTGTAGCTAGTACTTATGTTAGTAATGTACAGGTTTATAATAGTCCTAGTAGTTCATTACCTATACTAGAAATAACTTTTGGGTACCAAATGTATCCATACCATACTTTTGATCCAGCAGGGCCGAATGGTTTAGGATTAGCTACTCCAGAAAGAAATCCTCGTAAGATTATAGGAGAAGCAATTACTAAGGTACTAGATGATTTAGTTTCTAGTAGGCAATATAATATAAGGATTAACCAATTATGAGGGGTTCAATAGTAGACTCTTTAGCAGCATTAATAAAAGCAGGAGTAGATGGTTCTGATTATGCAAACCTTTATGGTAATGTATCAACTAAGAATCTACACTTCGACCAAATACCCGACTTCCCATACTGTACTGTCTCCCCTGGCCCTAGTACAATTACTCTAGAAAGTTCTGGAATAAAATGGAAGTATTTAGATGTATATATAAGATTATATGTTCGAAGCGAAGAAGATGCTCAAGGCAAATTAGAGCTGCTCATCGCAGATATAGAAAATATAATTGACTCTAATTTACAATTAGAGTATACTATCACTAAAGCATCAGGGGATACAATAACAGGTTATACCGCAGACTCTAATATTCGTAGTGTAACTACTGATGAAGGAATTCTCGCCCCATTGGCTTTCGGGGAAATAACCACACAAATTAGGTATCAAAATATTCAAAGGAGATAATTGATGAGTTCTAATATTCAACTACTTCGTAATGCCAGACTTTGGGTAAGCACAGCGCCTACTCAAGCAGCTATTACTAAGTTAAACACAAAAGAAATTTTATTACAGGATGACTTATCATTCTCACAAGGTACATCTACAAGTGATGTTAGTTTGGATGAAGCTGGTTATGCCCCTGCGCGTGGTTCTGCTCGTTTTAACGAGGCTTTAGATCCAGTTGAGTGGAGCTTCTCTACTTATACTCGTGCATTCCAAGAACTAGATTTAAATGGCGATGGTACTGCTACTGACTCTGGTGTTTTAGCACTAGACTCAATCTTATGGCACTGTCTAGCAGGTTCTGGCCCTTATGATCCAGCTGACCCTACTAATAGTGTAGCGTCTAATGCAGCTAACATGATAGTTAATTTTGAAGATAACCAAGTACATACTTTAACTACATTTACTATCTATATTATGATGGGTTCTGTATGGTATAAAATATCAAACTGTCAAGTAGGTCAAGCCGAAATTAGTTTTGATATATCTGCTATTACAATGGCTGCTTGGAGTGGTTCTGGTACTAAGTTAGAAACTTTACCTACTCAACCATTTGACCCAGCAAGTACTGATTATAAGTTATCAGATGCTATCTTTAACTCGGCTACTTATATTAAAAATAAGTTAACAGTTATTAAGTGTAAAGATAATAAAGATAGTGTAGAATATGTTATCCCTATTACTGGTGGTTCTATGACTATTAGCAATAATATTACATACTTAACACCATCTACTTTATCTCGTGTAGACCAAGCAATTGGTTCGTTCACAGGTTCTTTTGAAGTTACTGGAAGCTTAACAGCTTATCTACGTAATGATACGGGCGCAGGAGATAAGTATACTGCGGAATTACTAGCTAAGATGCAGGGTGATACCTCTACTACTAATAGCTTCGAATTTGCTATCTGTTTAGGTGGTATCTCTTCTAAAGCTGTTATTGATAATACAAATACAGCTACTCAGTTGAAGAATCCTTTACTTATGGTTCTACTACCAACATGTCACCTATCAACACCTACTGTTGAGTCTGGTGATGTAATCGGTACTAGTATTGAATTTAAAGCTATTCCATCATCATTTGGTACTTCTGATTCTATCTATATCGGTATTACTAATGATGCTAACGCAGGTTACGTTGCTAACTTCATTGCTAACCAGGATATGAATATACCTGTATAACCTTTAGGAGGTTTAATGAATTTTTCATTTAAACGCAACTCCGAACTATACGTGGTTAAAGATGGTATCGGCTACTTACTAAACTCTGTAGCCGATTTTTCTCTAAACCAAACGGTTTCGGAGAAAACTATTAATAGAAAAAGTCAGTTTGCTAGTATAGCACCCAAGAGTATTATTAATAGGTCTAAGAACTTAGGTTCTGGCTCTATTGAGGTATACTTCAATAGGGAATGTTTAGCTATTCCAATACTACTAGAAACATTAGACTTTACTACTAATAATAATGCTGAGTATACTTTTGATAATAATTATACGACTAGAGTACAAGGTATTGACATAGTACTATTTAATAGGGTATCTAATACATATCATAGAATAATTGATGCAGTAGTAACAAACTTAGACTTTGGTCTATCTGCTAGTGGTATGAGTAGAATGGTATTTGGTATTGAGTTCTCTGATATACAGAAAACTAATATAGCAGTATTGCAACCAAGTCCTGAACCAGAAATAAGAAGTCCATCGTACATAGACTTTAAACTAGGTACACAGAATTTTCCAAGTGTTGTTAGTGCAGCATTTACAATTACTAGAAGTATTAATAGACTTAACAAAGGAGCTACTCAGTTTAACTTAGGCTCTCTTGCTACACCTACTAATCCAGTAGTAACGGGGTACGATATTACTGCAATGGTAACATCTAATATGGGGTTTAATCCACTATTATCTAATAATGGTTTACCTTTTGATGAAGATGTTCACTTAGGTAATAAAGTATTCTTTATAGATATACCAAACGCAAAGATTACATCGAGAGAAGAACCGTCTGAGGTTTTCAAGGTATTCTTTGATATTAAACATCAATCTCTTAATTCCATTACCTTAGGAGGGTACAGCTAATGTCAGCTATTTCAATTAAAAGTATTAAACTAAACACTAAAACAATCGATTTAAATTTCCCAGAGTATCCTACTTTTGTGGTTCAAATCGGTTACTTATCAACAGAACTAAGCCGTAAGATGTATAAAGAATCTTATGTAACTAAGTTAGACCCAGAATCTGGCGTACCATTTGAAGAAGTGGATAATAACGTATTCGCAGAGCAATTCTGTAGACACGCTATTAAAGGCTGGTCAGGTTTAACTTATGAGATTCTTAGTAATCTTATGCTTATTGAGATTCCAGACGATGTTGACCCATCAGTAGAAATTGATTACTCACCAGAGAATGCTCTGGCTCTATACTTAGAGAGCGTAGCGTTAAATCGCTGGGTAACCACGTCGTGTAAATCTTTAACAAAATTTCGCACTAAGTAATATAGACAAAGTATATACCGAGTTTAAGAAGTATTTAGATAATACTTCTCTTGGTATTACTAAGGATAAATTCCTAGCTATGCGTACACAATGGATAGAGATAGGCCAACCGCCTCAGCCTATGTCAGACTGTCCAGCTGCTTTAGAGGACTTCCCTTCACTAGTTTTAACTAGTTTAGATATATTCTCCAATCTACCGGATATTTATATCCCTAGAATGGAGGGAACTCCTTATTATCAGGGCAAAGATAAAAGTTGCCTAGACTTATTATTTAGGCTACACTTTATTGACTCCCCTGAAGAGCAACTTATTATTCTCAACTTATTAAATATACTAGAAGCTAGAGCTAAAAAGGATATGAACAGGGTTAAGAAGTAGTTTTCCTCCAAAAGGCAATTAAGAGAGGGTTTAGCCTTGGTGATTATATTGCCAAGGCTTTTTTTATAAGGAAAAAACATGGCTAATAAATTAATCGAAGAGCTAATTATTAACGTTAAACAGAAAGGTCTAACTACTGTCACTAATAATGTTAAGAAGCTCCAAGATAATATGGTAAATGCTGCTGCTGGTGCTGAACTATTAGACAGTTCCCTTAAACCTATCCCAGAATCTTTAAAACAAATTCTAGCCGAGGCTAAACAAGTTGATCAGATAATAGGTAACTTAGGTATGGGGGCAGGTACTGATAGACTAGAAGCAGTTCTGCAAGAAATTGAAGATAGTATGCTAGAACTAGTGGGTTCATCTGTTAAAATGAATGAAACCTTAGAGCAAGGCTTTAAAAGTATGTCATCTAATAGTGCTAATGAAATTCATGATTTAATAGTACAGTTAGAGAGATTAGAAGATACTACTGAGAACGTAGGTAGACGTAATACACTTCAAACTCAATTAAATGAAAAACTAGCTGCATCACAAGAACGAGTAAATAGAGGCCTAGGGCGTACTAATGCTCAAGGTAGGGGGCAGGCGAGAAACTTTGCTAATATAGCTAGAGTAGCTGGACCACTACCAGGTCTATATGCTGTTATAGCTGCTAACGTATTTACTTTATCTGAGGCTTTCCGTGTAATGACAGAGGGAGATCAGTTAAATAGGTTAGAAAAAGTTGGTACTATACTAGGGGCACAAGTTGGTGTTCCTATACAAAGTATTGCTCGTGATATGGAAGAAGCAACAGGTTATACTATTAGTTATGAGCAGGCACTAAGACAAGCTACATCTGCTGCCACATATGGGTTTGGTGCAGAACAAATTACTGATATGACCATAGCTGCTCGTAGAGCCTCAGTTGCTCTAGGTGTAGATATGACAGATGCGCTAAACCGTATTATACGTGGTGTGTCTAAGTTAGAGATTGAATTATTAGATGAATTAGGTATTACAGTTAGGTTGACAGAAGCCTATGATACGTATGCACGTAGTATCGGTAAGACAGCAGATTCTTTATCTGGTTATCAAAAACAACAGGCATACTTAAACGCTGTTCTTAAAGAATCTGAAGCAAGACAGTCTGCAGTAGACCCCCTTACCCAAGCTACTGGTTGGGAAAGATTAGGTGCTTCACTATCTGGAGCAACTACTAGAGGTAAACAGTGGATTTCAGGATTCCTAGAACCAGCGGCTGCAGCAGCTGCTAATATATTTAGTGAAGATAATCTTACTAAAGGTCAAAAAGTTATAGAAGCTAATCTTGAAACTCTTAAGAAGTCTATTGAGGCAGGGGATAAAGGTAGTGTATATAGTATGTTAACTGGAGATGCTAAAGCGCAAGCACAGTATAAAAAGTTAAATGCTGATATGTTAAACCTACAATATCAAGCTGAACTTATGAGAGATACTTTAGCGGCAACACCAGATAACTTAGGGAAGAATTTAATTTATAGACAGATTAGTGGTATAGAGTCAGCTATTGATGCAGTAACTGCTAAGATGAGAGTGTATAATGAGGCCCTTGAGTCAGGTAAGACGTATTTGAATAAGCACTCAGATGCACAAATAGAAGCAGGTAATGAGGCGTATAAAGAAGCTGCATCTATTGCTAAAAGTGCAGAAGAATATACAAAGATTACTTCAGCAGTAAAGGGGGTAGCTAAACCTTATGAAGTACTACAAAATAATTTAACTAGTGTAAGTGAGGGGTTAGCTAACTTTATAGCTATTGGTGGTACGGCTGAGGAGTTCTATAAGGAAATTAAAATCTCCAAGGAGACTATAGATGGTTATACTAACCTACAGGCTGCAATGGAGAAAGTAGCAGTTGCTACTGCCACACTTGGGGCATCACAAGCAGCTATTACTTGGTCTGATGCACAGAAAGGGGTTGCTACAGAAACTACTGCACTTAAGTTACAACAACAAAGTATTAATCTTCTAACTAAAGAGATAGCACTAGCTAAGCAAGCTTCTGCAACTAAATCAGAGGGTTCAATATTAGAACTAGAAGCTCAGCGTAATACTTTAATAAGTGAGCGTGGTTTCTTATTACAAGCAGAGGCTAGAGCACTATTAGATGCATCTCAGTCTACTAGAGAACTATCATTATTACAGGCTACATATATTGATCAAGTAGCTAATGCTTCATCTGAGTATGTTAGACAGAAAGCTATAACAACTCAACAGTTGATATTCCAACAGGAACAACTAGATTTAGCAGTAGCACAGAATAAACCACTAGCTGAGCGAGCTGCTCTTGAGATGCAGATACTACAAACTAAACAGAAGAGTACGGACTTAGATAAAGCTGAGTTAACTAACAAGTTTGGTAAAGAGACAGATGCATTAAATCAAGGTAACTCTACTGGTAATGCTGGGCCTATTAGTGACCTAACTAAGCAGGTACAGCTAGCAGAGCAACAAACTGCTATTGCACAAGCTAAAGGAGCTGAGTTCCATGATCAATACTTAGAGCGTTTAAGTAATGAACTAGCATTAAAAGTCCAATTACAGCAGATGGAATTAAGTAGGGAGGCTACATTACAAAACCTATTTATGTCTAGAATAGGTATGCAGTCTACTATAGCTATGAATATGGAAGAAGAGTTGGCCTACCAAAACCAAATTGGGGCATCAATATACGAATCATCTAGAGCTGTATTAGATGGTTTTGACCCAGCTATGGGATCTATGTTCGATGGCCTAGAGAAGTTTACTTACGCATTGAAAAATATGGGTAATACTTCAGAGGGGGTTTGGAATGGTGTTAGCTCAGGTATCCAAGCTGCTGCTGGTGTTATGTCATTTATGTCAGACCAAGCTATTCAGGATATTGATAAGCAAATAGAGGCAGAAAAGAAAAAGGATGGTAAATCTGCTGAGTCTAAGAAAAAGATAGCACAACTAGAAGCTAAGCGTAAAAATGAAGAAATGAAAGCCAAAAGAATCAGTATTGTTTCAAGTACTGCTGCTGGTATCATGCAATCATTTGCTCAGTTAGGTCCATGGGGCGCAGTACCTGCTGCTATGATTGCAGCTATGGGTGCTATGCAGCTATCTTCACTTGATTCTGGAACCGTTGCTGACCCTTCAGGGGCTGGTAATATAGGTAAACTAGAGTTAGGTAGTAGAGATAACGTTGTTAACCTAGATAAAGGAGCTACAAGTGGAGAACTAAACTATGTTCGCGGTAATAGCGGTGTTGGTGGAATTCAAGACTTTGTACCTAGAGCACGTGGTAATAACATGAGTCCTAACGTTTCTTATGCTACTGGTGAACATGGCATAGAGGTTGTATCTTCTGATAGTTCTAGAACTAGTGTTACTTCTGCTGAGAATGTAGATGGAACTTCTTCAGGAAGAAAAGGTATAGGTATGGCACTTACTATTAATGCACTTGACTCTCAGTCTGTTATAGATAGAGCTGCTGAAATCTTTGCTGCTGTAGAGGCAGAAGCAAACTCTAGGGGTTATACTTTAGAGAGATAACTAGTAATCATAATGGGACAGTCAATTGGCTGTCCCTTTTTATTTTAATAAATTTAGATTAAAAACTTTACTTTACAAATCTTTTATAGTATGATATAACACATATAGTTTAATAAACATCATTGAGGAACTAAAATGACAACTTTACGATTACCAGATCCACTTACTAACCCTAATGCACCTGGGTTCACAGATGTACGTCTGATTGATAATTACCCAATCTATAGGGATAGACTAGCCGGAGGTAGCGTAGTTACTTTAGCTAGCGGTGCACAATATTGGAGTATATCCCTAACTTACTCTGAGTTATTCCCTGAAGAGCAATACATTTTAAGTACTTCCTTACTAAACTGCAAACATAAGGGTCAACCTTTAATGGTTTTACTACCACAGTATGAGAATTTCCATACAATAGGAGATCCTAGTAGTATCACAATTGCAGCAGGACAACAAGGTAATAACCTTACTATGCAGAATTACAATCTAACTGGGGCACCAAAAGCTGGTGACCTATTTCAGTTAACTAACCATAGTAGCAAGGTATATAAGATAACTAATGTAGTATTAGTAGGTACTATACTAACACTAGAAGTTTATCCTAATTTACGAGTACCTACTACAGGTAATGAAAAGCCTGTATTTAATGGTATACTATTTCAAACAGTACTAGCTAAACCAGAAGCAGTAGAATCTACCTTTACTTCAGATAGACATTACTCTGGGTTTACTCTAGAACTAGAGGAGCATGTAACAAATGGCTAATATTAACTTATTAAAAGATAGGTTGCATACTCTACGTGCAGCCTTAATAAGACTAGAAGATCCTAATAGTACTGAGATAGCACCTATCTATAAGTACTATACTGACTTCGGTAGAGATTTAACATATAATGGTGTAGTATACCAATCTAACGTAGTTAAAGAAGTAAAAACTATCAAGTTTACGAAACAACTAACTGCACATAAGACTAAAATATCCTTTACAGGGTTAGATCAAGAACAGCTTAGTTTAGCTATTGATTCTTCTTCTTCCTTTCTAAATAAGTCTTTACGTATATCTCATGTATTCTTTGACTCTGTAACTGAAGAACCTATTGGTGAAGAAGTTATCCTTATGGAGGGTATTATTACCGGAGCTTCTGTTGATGATAAACGTGGTTCTGGGGTAGGTAGTTCTACTATTGAATGGGAATGTGCTAACCACTTCCAAGATTTCCAACAAGTAACTGGTCGTATTACAGATGATTACGCCCATAGAGGTATGGTAGTAGAGAATGGTGTATGGGTTCCCTCTGTAGCAACTAAGAAACCAGAGTATGCCTTTGATAAAGGATTCTTCCACGCGAATAAAAGTACAACATTCCTAGCGCAATACCAGACTGAAGAAACTAAGTATAAGCTTAATAAAAAGTCTAGCTGGTTTGGTTTGTCTAAAAGCTATTCTATGCAAGAGTATACTGAAGTAGTAACTAAAGAGGTTGATTTACGCTTTGATTTAAGTGCTAAATTTATCCCTGTTATATATGGTACTCAAAAAGTACAAGGTATACCTATCTTTGCTGATACAGATAGAAATGATCCATCTCAGGTGTGGATTGTATATGCATTCTGTGAGGGAGAGATTGAGGGGTTCTTAGACTTCTACTTAGATGATGCACCAATTATATGCTTTAGTGAGGCTGACTCAGGTGGTAGAGTATGTTTTGGTAGAAAAGAAGTAAATGGTGATACTATTAATTTAGTAGCTGGCTCTCCAGGAGCTACTTCTCCAGTTAGTGTACATGGTCAAGAATATATTATTGACGATGGGCAAGGGGAAGTGTCTATACGAACTTTTCATGGTTTAGCTAATCAATTAGCTTCTTCTACTATGGTAACAAAAGCAACTAATGGGGAATTCTATCTTCAAGGATTAAATAACCAAGGCCCAGAGTATTGGGACTCTAGCTTTAAACTACTAGATACAGCTTATGTTATTTGTAGATATAGTTTAAGTGACTTAGAGGGTGGTAGAACATCTATACCTAAGCTAGAAGCAGAACTACGTGGAAAGATTATTAGTACATACTCAGCAGGGTTTGAGCAGACTCAAACTACTACTAGTAATAACATGGCTTGGCAACTACTTGACTACATTAAATCACCTGTATATGGGCTTACATTACCCATAAGTCAGTTTGATATACAGTCATTCGAAGATGTTGCTAATAAGTTTGAGCTTATTGATGATTCCTATGAAGCATCTTGGGTTCCTTATTGGAGATATTTAGGTTGGACAGATTCTATTGATAGCCAACGTACAACTATGCAGACTAATATGGTTATTCAGACCGAAGATACTGTATTTAAAAATATTCAATCTATGCTTAACCAAACCCAATGTTCTTTAAATAAGTTTGGTGGTAGATACTTCTTAAAGGTAGAAAGTGATGACCATGCTGTAATATCTATTGACTTAGATGATAATAGTATAGATGATATTACTGTTAAGGATATGACTGGAACTAAGAAGTATAATACTGTTTCTGCATCTATACTAGATCCTGCTAAAGGATGGGCTACTAATACTATTACATTCTATGATGGGGTATATAAGACTGAGGATAGAGGTGTTGAGAAGAAGTTAAATATATCTTTCCCATTTGTTACTAACTACTATACAGCTAGATCGATTGTAGATAGAGAGTTAAAGAAGTCTAGATTCTCTAGATCTATTAGCTTTACTTTACCATATTACTACTTAGGCAGCCTATCTCCAAATGATAATATTAATATTACATATAAGAGATTCTCTTGGATTAATAAACGTTTCATTGTAGATTCCCTAGATATACTTAGTAATGGTAAGATACAAGTAACAGTTATGGAGTTTCCACCTGATGTATTTATTAACTCTGGACAGGCACAAGTAGGGGATAATGAGGGAGTAGTACATACACCTGCTACACTCCCTGTTAGAGATTTAACCTATACACCTAATACTACAGAATCTATTGCTAATTTAAATGGTATAGTATCTTGGCTTCCTAGTTTAAGCACAGATATATCGCACTATACAGTATTCTATGATGGTGCTCCCCAGCTTATAATAGTAGCTAAACCTACTACAGGTACACAGACTACTAGAGTTGAGTATCCAGTTGTTGACTTACCTATCGGTTCCTATACATTTACAGTTAAGGCCGTAAATCTAGCAGGTAAATTTAGTGCACCTACTAGTATTCAGGTTAATGTAACACCAACTAAATATCTTCCAGATGTTACTAACTTTGTAGTAAATAATCTGGAACCTGGGCACACTAATAGGTTTATACAAAACTATGTTCATTTACAATGGGATAGTATCCAAAGTTCGCTTCCCTCTATAATATATAGGTTGCAAATTTTAGATATTAATGATACTATATTACGAGAAATAGAGATAGCAGATTCCGGCACAGCAACAGGTACTTTTACCTATACCTTCACACAAAATATTGAAGACTATACCCGTACTATAGGGTCACTAGGAGCTAATAGACAGTTGAAGTTTAAAATACGAGCTGAAAGTGGAGGTACTGCCGCATCATATAATTGGAGTACAATAAATTGATTAACTTAGCACCACAAAAAATGGTTATATCTGAGGTACGTGGTGGTTTTAATAAGCTATATGTATCTCACTCTACCTCTGGAGACTATGATGCTCTAGGTAGAATATTCTGGGTTCAGGAGGACGGCTCTGCGCTGCCTCCTACTACCTACAAGTTAGATCCTTTTAGTAATTCAGCCTCTTTAGGTGGATTACTAGCAAATAAAAGTTATACTGTAACAGGTGCATTTTATGATAGTTTTAGTAATGATGCTACCTTGGATGCTAAAGTACTGATAGAAGTATCCGACCCTTATACAGTAGTAACACAAAGTGGTCCTAGTATAACAGGTATTACTTTTGAAACATTAGACGTAGATATTGGTGTAACTATACCTAATCTTAACTTTGCCTTAGTAGGTGCATGTGATGTACTTATAGTAGAGTATAGAGAGGGTACTGCCGCATGGGAGCGTATTTACTCTGGACCAATGAGTTCTAGTGTTGTTATACCTGCTCCTAAACTAGGTTCTTTAGAGTTTAGAGTTAAAGGTGCATTCTATAATGGTGTTGGTGTTATTGAAGAAGGCTCTAACTATGTAGTATGGCCTAATATTGTGGATGTAGGGCTTAACTTTTCTAATCCTAGTACACCAAGTACCCCTACAGCTAAAATAGCTAAAATTAATGATTCCTTTGAACGATACGATGTAAAATTAACTTGGAATTGGGTTAAAGGTACGGGTGCAGGATTAAGAGGTTTTGTTGTTGAATATACATCTACTGCTGATTATGCAATTAATGGTTTCGATAAAGCAAAAACACTAGCTGTTGGTAATACATTATCTACTATTATTACTAATTTTCCATTTAATATACCACATAAGATTCGCATAGTATCTATGTCTTATGGTGAAGTTAACTATAGAGCCAATTCTGGGATACTAGATTTAACTATTACCAGTAGCTCTGTATTAGATAATAGCTTTACTAAAGAAACTCTTATTGATATAAACTATAATGGTATTACCGCGTATAGAAATGGCCCACTAGCTAGGATAGTAACATTTAAACTAGATGCTAATACAGGTAATGCTGGTTTTGGTACTCCTATTTTTGGTAAGCATCCGATACAGATTGATGGAACCACTGGTGTATTGTCTGTAGATGGTGGTGTAATAACAAAGAAAATTAATGCGGCTAGTTTCGTACTTACTAACTTTACTGGTACAGATAACCCTGCCCTTTATACTGAGGGTAAGACATATGCTAGTGGCGTTTCAGGTATATGGACTGGTTACGATAATACTAGTGGTATTTATAAGTTTGATTTAGGTAACTCTGCTAAGTATATACGCTGGGATGGATCTAAGTTACTAATATCGGGTCAAGTAGTTATTGGTACTGTTAATGGGGATATTCCACTAGAAGATACTATTGCTAAGCGTTTTGTTTATGTATATAAGTCTAGTGCCACACAAGAATCTCCTACAGGTAATGCTTATCCACCAGCTGGGTGGTCTACTATACCAGTTGCCCCTGCTAATAGTAATGAAAATGTTTGGGTATCTCAGGGACTTCTTAACGATGTTACAGGGGTATTACAAACAGGATATAGTTGGAGTGCTAGTATACGTTTTAGTGGTATTAATGGTGTTAATGGTATTAATGGGGCTAATGGAGCTAATGGTGTACCTGGCTATAATAACGCTACAGTATTCTTATATAAAAGAAGTGCTAGTACCCCTGCATTACCTACTACTAATAGTATCTATACTTTTACTACTAAAACTCTTACAGGATTTGATAATGGGTGGACTATAGGTGTACCTGCAGGTACTGACCCAGTTTATATAATAGCGGCCACAGCAAGCTCTGCCTCTAGTTCTGATACTATAGCGAGTAATGAATGGACTTCCCCTACTATATTAGCCTCTGATGGAGCAGATGGTAGTGATGGTGTAAATACCGCAGCTATTTTCTTATATAGAAGATCTACTGTAGTACCTACTAAACCTTCAGTATCTACTACGTATACATTTGCTAGCGGTGTACTAACTGGAGCTAACAATGCTTGGGTTCAAGGAATACCTTCAGGTACTGATCCACTATATGTTACTACGGCAACCGCAGTATCTACTAGTAGTACTGATGTAATTGCTGCGACTGAGTGGGCTACTCCGGTAGTTTTAGCACAAAATGGAGACGTAGGCTCTAGGGGCGCGGGTACATTTACTATTGCTACATCTACAGGTGCTTGGAGTGATACTACTGCTGCATCTGCTGTTCCAGGTTACCCAGTTCAGGATGATGTAGTTACTATCTATAAAGCAACTGACTTCTCTATAGCTAATACTAAAAGATTTAATGGATCTAGTTGGGTAACTCCTGGACTTATGGTACATGGAGATATGATAGCATCCGGCTCAGTATTAGGTGATAGGTTTGTAGCTGGTACAGAAATAAAAGCACCTGTAATTAATGGTGGTACTGTGCAGATGATTGGATCTACTATTATGCGAGTTACTAGTTCTACTCCATTTGGCCCACATAGCCTAATTGAATGGACGGGGCCAAGATTAGTTGATGAACTAGGTAATCCTTCGTGGAACTCATTACTAAAGAGTAATGCTATAACCTACTTAACAGCTACTGGTGATGCTTACTTTGGTGGTAGTTTAAGTGCTGGTGTTCTTAAATCAGGAGTTACAAACTCTTTAAAGACAGAATACGTACTTAATACATATCCTGTAGAGGTAGGGCCTTTTGCTACCAATGGTGGGTCTAAGACTGTTGTTGTATCATATTCCCTAGCAGCTAGTAGCAGTACAAGCACTGCGCCAGGTACTCTAACGCAACCGAGCGTATCTTGGACATTAGAACGTAGCATTGGTGGAGCGGCATTCACAGTGTTGACTTCTGGTACCTTTAGTGGTTCCACTACTTCTAGATCTAATCCCGAAACGGGGCAGTATGATGTTACTGAATTTGTGGATGGTTCTTTAACATTCCCAGATACTTCAGCAGCTACAGGAGACTTTATTTATAGAGTTAAAATAACAGCGTATACTAGATATCATGTAACTTCTAGTGTACAAGCACAGACATTAACATTAATCTCTACGGAGGGTTAATATGGAAAATAATCCAACATTTAATTTATATGTAGATTCAGGTATGTTATATGAAATATACCTGGGTCTGGCCAACTTGGTCGAAGACGCCCAAACAGGCCAAACAACAAAGACCCCAATAGACTTATCTGACATAGTTAGTTTATCTGGAGATATAAAAAAGAATTATAGTAGTAGTGCTTCATTAGTAGCCTCGTTTAACGTTTCTATTGAGAATGCAACTGCTGGTGAAATTTTAGTTACTTTACCAGCCTCTGCTAGTGCGAATATAGAGTTAGGACCTGATCCTACATACCTATGGGGTTACTATGATATAGTAGCTACCAATAACTTAGGTACTAAAATTAAGATAGTTGGAGGTAAAGTATACCTAAACCAAGTATTAAATAAATGAGGATAATAACGTGATTATAGTAGAGTTTTTTAAAAGAGATAGCCAAACTAATGCTGAGACTGGTGTAGGTTCTGTTGTACAAGTACTTACAGCAGGTCTTAGTGGTATTAGTAGATCTGAGCTAGATCAAATTAGATCGGATGCATTAGCTAGTGCTAATAGTGCGGCGGCGGAAGCATTAGCTGCAAGTAACTATGCATCAAGCGCTAGTTCCAGTAATACTTCTGCACAGGCGTACTCTTTAGCTGCTGCAGCAGAGGCAGATGATGCTGCTGCTAGTGCAGCTAGTGCTTTGGCTTCAGCTAATACTGCTAATACTAAAGCTACTATAGCTACTAACCAAGCTACTATAGCTACAGATGCTGCCACTACTGCTACTAATGCTACAAATAGTGTTGTACTTATTTCTAATAATATAGATTCAGTAGCATTAGCTGTTGATGCAGATGCAGCTAGTGCAGCTAGCTCAGCTAGCTCAGCTTTATCTAGTAAGACAGCTGCGGCAGCTAGTGCTGGTACAGCAACTAGCCAAGCTAATATAGCTACTACTAAAGCAACTGAAGCAAGCGCCAGTGCTACTTCTGCACTAGCTAGTGCTAATAGCGCAGCAGCTGATAAGGTAGCGGCTGCCGATAGTGCTATAGCTGCGGCTAGTAGTGCTTCTAGCGCTAATACTAATATTGATACTATTATTGCTGCTAAAGATAGCGCTGAGGCTGCTGCTTTATCTGCCGAAAATTCAGATACATCAGCACAACAAGCAGCTACTAATTCTGCTAACTCAGCTACTGCTGCCAGCACTTCAGCTACTTCAGCTAATAGTGCAGCTAGTATAGCTTCTTCTAGTGCTACTTCTGTATTAAGTGTAGCGGCAAATATACAAGGGCTAGTGGATGAAACGGCTACTAATGCTCTTGCAGCAGCTACTAGTGCTACTACTGCTACTAGTAAAGCTACTTCTGCAACTAACTCCGCAACTTCTGCAACTAATAGTGCTGCTAATGCATCTGCTTCTGCTATATCTGCTAGTACTGATGCAGTTAGAGCAAAAAATGAGGCTGATAGAGCACAGTCTATTGCAGATAGTATGGGTGGAACTGGTGGAGGAACTTGGGGAGGTATCGTAGGTACTTTATCAGACCAAGCAGATCTTCAATTAGTATTAGACGGTAAGCTAGATGCAGCAGCTAATGCAGTTTCTGCAACTAAGCTAACTACAGCTCGTACAATAAGCTTTACAGGTGATGCAACTGGATCTACTACTTTTGATGGTACAGCTAATAAAGCAGTAGCTTTAACTGTAGCAAAAGCAGCTAAATGGACTACTGCTAGAACTCTTAGTGTAACTGGGGATGCTACTGGTTCTGTTATTATAGATGGTTCAGGTAATATGTCACTGGCTTTAACAGTTGGTGGATTAAGTGCATCTATTCCATTTAGCCAGATTACTAGTAAACCAACAACCTTAGCTGGTTATGGAATTACTGATGCTGCTACTAGTGGACATACACATACTTTTGCTTCAATTACTGGTAAACCAACAACCTTAGCTGGTTATGGAATTACTGATGCTGCTACTAGTAGTCACACACATAGTCCTACTCAAGTTGGGTTAGGTAATGTAGTTAACGTATTACAATACTCTGCTAGTAATACCAACATTGGAACAGGTGCTACAAATTATGCAGCAGGGAACCATGACCATAGCTCAATCTCTGGTACATCTGGGTCTTCATTATATTTAGTCCGTCAAGATACTCGTACAGAAAATTTACCACCATCGGGTTACTCTGACTCTGGTGTTGGATACCACTTTAAACAAAATACTGCTGATGGATTTACTGCGGGTGGGGGGACTTATCACCGAGTACTAAACCTTGACGCTTGGGGTGGCATCTCTGGAGGGTTAAGTGGGCAACTGGCCTTTGGGGACAATGGGGTGGTCGGCTATCGTGGTTCTGTCTCTGAGGCTACTTGGAGTGGCTGGAAAACCTTTGTTTTCACAGGTGAGAATATTGGGGGTGGGGCTAGTAATTATGCTGCGGGGAACCACTCACATAGTCAGTATGTCTTAAACAATGGTTATGATGAAGTTCAAGAACTTACTTTTCAGGGGGGTATTAGTGACCCAAACTTTACTAATAATGATTCATCATGTTGGAATAATAATGGTACTGTGCCTTTTAAGATAGTTAGAGGGAATAATGCTGCAGCGATATGGCTTAAAAATGGTGATGTGAGTAACAGCCGTGAGTTAAATATTCAGTGTGGCCATTCCTCTACGGGATACGCATATATTGGGGGGATTATTAACCTAAACCCTAATGGTGGTACAGTTATGGCTAATGGTAACCCCCTTTACCATGCCGGTTATAATAATATTGGTAGTGGGGCGACAAACTATGCGGCTGGCAACCACGGCCATTTAAACCAGTATATTGGTAGCCAATATGCTAATGGTTATGCTGGTATACTTGGGCAAGATAACAGTAATGCCACTTGGGTAAGAACTACGACATTAGGTATTCTACCTTACCAAGCAGGAGGTTATAGTAGTATTGGTACAACTACGTGGCCATTCTCTGCTATTTACTCTACTAATTTTTATGGTACGTTTAAAGGTCATGCTGATACTGCTACATGGGCGGATACTGTTGATGTTAACTCTAATAATTTATCAGCCTATTGGTATGACGTTGTATGGCATTCTGGAGATACAGTATATTCATCTGCAAATGTTGAGATTCAGGGTTCAACTGGGACACTTAGAGCTGCACGTCTACAGGTAGGCACTGCAACTGGTTACTTCTATGGTGATGCAAACTATACCCAATTTACAGGTGGTAATATGTACTTCAATACTGGGGTAGGTATTTTCTACAACTATGCTGGTACTACATATCACGGTAATACTTCTGGTTGTGACCAGAACTTTAGGGGTAATAACTTATATGGTAATTCTTGGAATATACTTGCGAGTGGTGCAATTAATGTTGCGGGTGGCACGGTAGCCCAAAACGGCTACCTTGAGTTTGCAGGTAATAGTACTTGGGGTGGAATATTACGCGTAGGCGGCAATGGCCGAACTATTACCACAGCTCTTGGTAGCTCAATAGCTTCGACAAATGGCAACCTCCATATTGATTGTGGGACTACGGGGACACTACACCTGAATTATTATAGTGGTAATGGTGGCATAATTTTTGGTAACGGTGCAAATGGAAACGTAGGCAATTTGAGCAGTTCAGGGAGTTTAACTTTAAGTGGGGCGATAACTGTTGCGGGTAATGTTAACTCCAACGGGGATACCTATTATGGGGATGGTAAAGGGGTTATCCAGTTTAGTGACAGTTGGTTACGCATTAATCCCCTTAACGCCTTCTCGTCAGGAATATATTGTGGCAGTAGTGTCTTACGAACGGACGGTCAACTTGAGGTTGGAAGTAATGGCGGGAGTTTTAAAGTTACTTCTACGGGTACCGTAAGTATGGCAGGAGACCTAACTGTAGGTAGTGGAACCGCTAGCAATATTTATATGACAGATACAGATAACACTACTAGACGAATACATTGTAACTCCAATCGTATTGGGTTCTTGAACTCGTCAAGTGGGTGGAGCGCGTGGTCTGATAATACTGGTAATTGGGTGTGTGCTTATACCGTCTATGGTGCTGACTGTATCTCAACCTCAGATATTCGAGTTAAGTCTAATCTAGAATTAATTCAGAATGCTCGTTGGATGGTTAATCAACTTGATGGTTGGACCTTCGATCGAAGTGATATGGATGGTCGTCGTCATGGTGGTGTGATTGCTCAAAAGGTAGAGGAAGTCTATCCTGTGGCAATCTTTAAAACTGAAGATGAAGTACTAGGTGAGAAGCTTAATGTCTCATCTACTGCGCTTATCGGCTTATTAGTTGCTGCGTTTAAAGAGCAAGATGCTGTTATAACTAAACAACAAGCTGAGATAGATAGTATTAAACAGATGCTACTAGACTTGAATATAGGTAGATAACTATGGCTAATCATGCATTTAATGTAACAACTGTGAGAAATACAAGTACTGACTATAGTATTTCTATTACTCCTAGTACCAGTTCAGGTAGCCCCTTAACTATTACTGAGGGGGATACGGTTACTTTTACTTGGATAAGCTCTGTTGCTGGAGCACCTCCGAGTCAACTTAATTTTGGTAATATATCTACTAATACATTTACAGATGGCTCTTTAGCTACTTTGTATAGTGTTGGTAGTTCATTTACACGTACAGTAAAGACAGGCGGCACTATTCCTAATGCGGATAGTTGTCGTGTGTCTACTACTGGCTCAGGGTTTTCATACTGGTACCTATATCGTGTATCTAGTATTGATACCTTACCCGATAATTTTAGCTTAGGTACTGACATTGTTAACGCTAATCCTTTACAAACTTATTATACAGATATAGTTACTATTACAGGCATTAATACACCAGTAACTGCTTCTGCAAATAATGGTGGTTTGATTAGTAAGAATAACGGTTCCTATGCTTCGTCACAGACGATATCTAATGGGGATAAAATACGAGTTAAGATTATATCTAATAGTAGTTATAGTTCCACTAAAGTAACTAGCGTTACAGTAGGTTCTAGAGTAGTTACTTTTAATGTTACTACTATGGCATCTCCTGCTGCTGGTCAGATTATACCTATAGGTATAACTAGTGGGAATATAAGTATTAGGGATTTATCAGACTTATTTGGTAAACCAAGATATGATGTTAACGTACCTCTTAGTAACTACTTAAAGGCTCCTGGAGGAACTAGAGTACCAGATATTAGTCAAAATAGTGCAGTATCTAGTTCTCTACCTTTAAGTTTAAGAAGCTTCTTAGGATCTGCTACTTCATTTTATGTATCAACCTATCCAGCTAATAAAATTATATCTTATGATACTACGTCACAAGGTGGCACATTCTATTTACGATGGGAAGTAGGTGTTGACTGGTTCCTAGGATTCCATCCTGATGTAATGAATATAGCAGAATATAGATATGTAGTTACCGAGACAGGTTCTAGTACTGGGGTCTCAGCTTCATCTGCAGTAGCTATAGGAACATGGAGCAATCTTAATAGAGACATACAGATAGGTATAACGGTACCTTCGTATGTAGAGAGACGTTATCAAGGACAGATTACAATATACGCAAGACACCCAAAAGCACCTACTCAAGTAGTAAGCTGCACAACTAACTACTGGTTCGAGTTCTACGGACCATAATAAATTATCGAAGGAGATAATATGTTTACAATTAAATTTAGAGATCCACAAGGCACTGTATATAATAACGCAGTTGTAACAGTTAAAACTATTAATGAGAATACTAATACATCATCTAGTAATATACTAGATACTAGTGATTTATTAAACCCTACGTACAATGGTACTACGTCTAATAATAGAAATATTAACTATACTGCTGTATACTGGCCTGACCAAGCTAGTTATGATTCTGGACTAGTTCCTTATATACTATATAATTATAATAGTATGGGTATATACGGTGATCCTACCTTTAACGTACCTATGCTTTCTGAGTATGATGGTTTACCTGCACTAGATATCTGTGAGTTACACTTAAATAGTGAAGTACTTGATACTAACTTTCCTGTAGCTTAGGCAATAAAAAACCCCATAACTATTTAGTTATGGGGTTTTCTTTTATCCCTCTGAGGGAATATACTCGGCCTGTGTAAGTGCCTTTAATCTAGTTACTTCATCCACTAACATATTAGGTGTTATATTACCTTCTTCATTAGCTTGAAGCTGTAATACATTTACAATTGCTTGTAAAATACCACTAAGTTCTGCTATTTGCTCGCCCTTATCAAATAAGTTAGCTTTAAGTTTAGTAATTGTTTCGTCTTTGTCTTGCATAATAATCTCCTATTATTTATTTTAGTTTAATGTCACAACCGGAACTACCAAACCCGCCCGCTCCGCGGTCAGTATTGGTTAACTCGGTTACAAGGTTGAATTTTGGGGATAAATGAGGTACTACTATTAGTTGGCACACTCTATCTCCTTTATACATGGTAATATTTTTTGTCCCTATATTACGTAGTTTAACTTGAATCTCTCCACGATAATCAGAATCAATAACTCCTATTGTATTTTTAAGTACAATGTGTAGTCCTTCATACTTACCCATACTCGATCGTGGAGCTACAATGCCTACCGTATTCTTTGGTAATTCTACAGAAACCCCTGTCCCAAAGCTTATCTCTTTACCTGGCTCTAGGCAGAAGTCTACTGAAGTCTTTAAGTCCATACCAGCAGCATCTTCGCTGCCAATAACTGGAACTAATTCTTTATCTATGCATACTATATTTATCACTACGAATGTCCTTTAATGTATTTTCTAGTTTAGTAAAGTAATCACCATCATATGTATTACTAGCGTGTTCAATAGCATCATCAGAGTATGAAATTAAATCCATTAACTCTAGATTGCGAAGAAGAACTTCTTCACCACTACTATTAAGATTCTGTACAAATAATTGCTTACCAGGAATTGGTAATGCCCCTACTAGGTCATGAACTGAGCCATACTCCCTAACTAGGTTATAAGCGCGTTTAACACCAATACCATCAATACCTGGTACAGAGTCTCCTCGGTCTCCCTGAATTGCTTTTACATGAGAATACTGTTCTGGGCTATCACACCCATGTTCATCATAGAAGTTATCAATTGTAAACTCTTTCTGACTAGTATACGCCCAACGTTTTACTTTATCGTTAAGGAGTTGATCCCAATCTTGGTCAGTTGATATTAACCAAATAGTATCGTAACGATCGTATAAATGCTGTGCAAAGTAAGCTGCCAAGTCATCAGCCTCTACACCTTTTAGTTTTATGATACAATGACCTGTTTCTTCTACTAACTCAACTGCACGAATATACCCATCAAAGAAGTCAGCCCAAGATTGAGATTCTTCCTCTGTTTGTGTTTCACGCTTAGCTTCACGGTCGCCTTTGTACGTAGGCAGTAGCTCTTTACGGTAAGTTGACTTACCAAAGTCTGATAAGTGTAATACATCTTTAGCACCATAAGAGGCTGCTAAAGAGTTAATAGTTGCTAGATATTCAGCACCAAATATATTATGGCCTCTATGCTTGAATCTCATTGCTAAGTTGATTCCGTCTACTATGATAAGGTTATTACCTGTACCACGACGATTTTGTTGTTCCCAGCTTATTGTCATTTTACAAAATACTCCGCTTTTGTTGTTTCTAGTAGGCTTTCAAATAGGAATACAACTACTTGCATTTCACCTTTATTAAATGTAATGTTTGGTTCTGGTATTTTGTATTCTACTGGTAAATCTTCTACATTGAGAGCAACCAACCATTTACCTCTGTCTTTCTTAAATACTAGCATTGGCATAGCATTCATTTGAATAGACTCTCGTACTGTTTGTTCCCAGAACTTTTCTAATTGGGAGACTGTAGTATTGAATAGATTACTATTAACTACGTCATCTTTATAGTGCTTTACTTCAATAGTGAAAGCAGCTATTTTACCTGTAGGGGTAGGGAGATAAATATCCCCCTTTAACCCATGTGAAGCACCAAATCCACCAGAACCAGGAACTCTATCCCACTCTAGCTTAGTTGCTTCTCTAAGCATGTCTCTTACTGCATATTCTGCACGTTGGCCTTTAGCCCTTGAATCAACTCCAGTCGCCATTCTCTAACCTCGATATGTTATTCTCCTTTATAACTTTTAATACCTCTACTAGAGGATGCTGGTAGTTGTGACTAACAACAAAAGTGTTTAGGTTATGTTCTTTAATTAAGACCTCTATTAAATCTTCCATGCCTTCTTCGTCAATAGTAGAGACTACCTCGTCTAGGAATAATGCATTCAAGCTATTCTTAGATACTGCTGACATTAGGCTTCTAATAGATAGAAGTGTTGATATGTTTACTTTACTAAGTTCACCGGAACTAAGTGTTCTTATGTTAACTTGTTTACCAGAGGAGAACATTATTACTTTAAGATTAGCTTCATCCAGTTCAAATCCTAAAGCGAACTTCCCACCAGAAATACTAGATAGGTATTCGTTAACTTTATTCTCAAATACCTTTACACAGGATTCTAGCTTATAAGCTATTAAACCTTTCGGTCCGAATATCTTAGCTAGTACATCTATGTTAGTTAATCTAGTTTGTAAGGTTACTTTATCTTGCATAATACCTTTAAGTTCTACTACAGCTTTATTATAGGATTCTTGAAGAATATCGAGTTTCATATTGTTCTTAGCAGCTTCGATATTATATTCTTGAGCACGTTTAATTAGTTTATCTCTTTCTATAATATCTAACCTAAGCTCGGCTATAGTTTTGTCTATAGATGTTATCTCTGCTTTAAGTGCTTCTGATTCCTCTTTTATATTTATTGTCGGTTTTGCACTTAGTAAATCTACCATCGGTTTTGCACTTAGTAAATTAGTCATCGGTTTTGCACTTAGGACAGCTTCAATATTTGCCCCTAAGCTTTTTGCAAATTCTGCTTGTTTCTTTGCTAAAGATTTCTCAGCGTATACTACAGCTTGTTCTGCTACTTCAAAACTATATTTTGCATCTTTATACAATTTACTCTCTAAGGATAGGCTCTTATGTTCACGCTGTAACGCTACTAATTCTGCTTGTAAACTATCTCTTTGTGACTTACATTGTATAAATAGCTGCTTCTTATTCTCTGCTTCCTTTGCTGCCTGTGCTTTATCTAATGGTGAATTACACGCAGTACATATAGTCTCTAAGGCATCAGCAGTAAATGTTTTGTAAAGCTTTTTAGTCTCATCCATATCCCATTGAAGTTTTCGTATAGTCTCCTCAAGGCGCGAAATAGCATCACTTATAGATGAAATATTAGATTCATCAGGTGGCTTCAACGTATCTAAGTATTCCTTAGATTGCTTAGCTTCAGGGATTAGTTTATTATCTAAGATATTAATATCATTATCTATACTTTGACATATGGCTTCTTGTCGATTCCACTCTTGTAGCTTATGTTTATGAATCTCTGCATCTTTAAGCGCATTAGCCTTTTCCGTATCTACACGTTCTTGCAAGTTATCAAGACTATTACGTGCTATAGATTTAGCCTCACTAAGCTTTAGAATACCATCATGGTACTTATCCGCTAAGGACTCAGGTACTTCTATCTCTAACATAACATCAGGTATAATAGTACTTTTAATAGTAGCTTCTAACCTATCTGATTCCCTAGTAAGATTAGTCATGGTATTAGCCACATCCTTTCTTTCTTCCTTTATTCTAGTTTCTATACTAGGATACTTTTCAAGGTTAAGTAGATTGATTAAGAACTTTTTACGATTACCATCTGTAGCAGTTAGGAAGTCTAAGCTTGAAGTAAGAGATTGATAAACTAGTTTGGAGAATGTGGTCATATCCATACCTAGTATATCAGCTACTATCTTATAAGTTTGTGTGGCTGTATGTCCACCTATATTAACGCCATCAGACATTAATGTTACTTTTGCTGTGGTCTTAACTACTTTCTCAATACTATATGGTGTTCCATTTACTTTGAAGTCTAGCTTCATAGTATACTCGGTAGCTCCTGAGAATCTATTAAGTATATCCCCTTTTGCAACACCCTTTGAGTTTTTATTGTAAAGTATTTCTTCTAGTATTAATGGGATCGAGCTTTTACCAGAACCATTCTTACCTACTAATTGAGTTGTAACATTTTTAGCTAAGTCAATTTCAATATTATCCCCAAAAGGTAGGCAATTACTAAATTGTAACTTACCTAATTCAATCATTATAGTCGTCCAGAATCACAATATTGTGAAGCTCTGATATTAAATCAGCTGTATCATCGGTAGATAATCCTAGTATAGCCGTACAGTACGCACTAACCTCATTAGGTATATCTCCATCTAATCCCGGTAGCTTAGCGTCTTTACTAATACCAGTATTTATTTTCTTATCTAATAGCTCAGAGTTATCTACTTTACCTAATGCAATAACATCACCAACTAACTCATAAACTATTCTGTGGAAGTTATCTGCTACTATCTTATCTGTTGAGTCAACTGTGCGTCTAACTAACTGTGGTAGCCCAGTTAACTCTACCCATTCAGTATTACCAGTATCGGTATCTACTATAAAAACTCCATGTGTTGACTTTGGAATTTCTCTTGAGAAAGAAGTATTGAAAGGAGAGCCTGGATAAAGTAACGGGATGTTTGGGGTGTTTTGGCAACATTCTACAGAGTGGAGATCTCCCGCAATAACCTGATTATACCCGTGTTCTTCAAATCTATTTAGTGAAATCTCTGGCTTCACGTGAGGGTCTATAGCCCCACGAACATGTGTAAAACAAATCGTCGATAGTGCAGGCACCCACGTCTTTTTGTGTAACTCAGTATAGTCAATAATATCGAAGTCTTTAGAACGATATGGCTCTGTAATAACTCTAGCATAGGGATTACATCTAGAAGTTTCTGCTGCTAAGCTAGTTAAGCAGCTTTGTGAGTTTTTTAACATTTCATGATTACCAGAGTATAGTAAAATATCACCAGTTAGTCGGGCAATACACTCAAAGTATAAATCTAAATCGTCTGTTGATGGGTTAGCTACATCTAGTATGTCCCCACCAATAATATGTAATTCGCAATTATGTTCTTTGTAAATAGCATTTATAGCGTCTACCATTAGTAGGAATCTATTTCTTTGCCATTCATCGGGAATATTGCGCTTCCCTAATTTTATATGCCAATCGGCACTGAATAGTATTTTCAAGTTATATTATCCTTTATATTTATAATACCTGCACGCGGGTGTTTAAGTACTAGGTAGAATGCGGTGGTAATTTTTACCATCTAATACCCTCTTTAAAGCCTTCGTCTAAGGTATATACTTCACCATCATCTCTACGTACAACACTAAGTGTTTTGGGATTGCCTTTAATAATTTCATTTAAGTATTTGGTTAACTGACTTTTAGTTAACATACCCTCGTATCTTTGAGTTGAATTATTAGAACAGGTGAACATTACTAGTAAGTTATATTTAGCTTCCATTATTTAATACCTCTTAAATATCCCGCAAGTGTTTGTATCTTCTTCTCTAAAGCCAGTACTAATGCTACCTTACTAGGATCATTTGCCTGATACTTTAATTCTTTTAGTAGTGGGGAAATAGAATATATTACATTAATCTCTCTTTCATGCATACTTTCCAGCATGTCCTGTTTAATACTTTCATTATAAATAAACATGGCTTCTGCATCAGAAAGATTATCTTGATAGTGATCGGGGAAATACCTAATATAACGTAGTTCTGGGATAGTTGCTTTGACAGCTTTAAGAGGTTTATCTCCTTCTTTAAGAGGTGGTTCTTCAATAATAGATATGTTTATTAGGTCTTTTAAAGATTTCATAGTTACTCCAAAAAGAAAAGGGAGCCGAAGCTCCCTAAGTTATTTAGTCTTCAAGCTCGTTAATAGCTTCTTGACTTGCTTCGTGCGTAGAGTTACCATCAGCATCTTCTTCTTTAGCTTCTTTCTCACCAGACATCCAAGACGCTAAAGCTGCTTTGACTTCGTCGTATGTTGGGCGCGGGAATAAGCTAGAAATATCATCGCATTCGTCAATAAGTAATTGGTCTGCGGCACGTTCTTCGTCAGTTTGCTTGTAAGCACCACACTTTAACTGCTGAACAGTATATTTTGTGTCACTCCAAGTTGAACCTGTTTTCTGAACAAAGATATCGAAGTCTAATGGAGACTTACCTAATTGAGCTGCTGTATCGCTAGTACCATCGAAGATTGATTTTTTAAGGTCAATTGCTTCTACTTTACCAGTTGCGCGATTAATAGCTAGACACACATAAGCACGTTTGCACTTTAATGGGACTAACTTACCAGCATCTTTTCCTTCACCTTTCTGCGTTAATCCCGCTTCACGGATAGGGTCTTTAGCTGAGTTATCAAAGCGCTCTGTTGCACGATTAAATGCTAAACATTCGAAAGTACGTGGCTTACCCTCTGCGTTATTAACCCAGTATACGTAACGAGGTACGATACCGCTGATAATACGGAATTGGTTATCTTTTTGAAACTTCATAAACGGTAGGCCGTTCTTTGCTGCTTCGCCTTTAGATTCGCCCCATGCAAGTGCTTGATTAGTTTGTGTCATTTAGTATTTCCTTCTGTTTTGAATATTAAGTTAGGTTGGTTTATTTCGATTAGTGGATTGTTTTCGACAACATATTTGGAAACCCAAGGCGGTATTCTTGAAATATGGAGATTAGTTTTCTGTGTTAGTTTATAGTCCGAGTATAACCTTAGACTGCATAAACCTACAAATTCAGCTTTTTCGCGATCAGAATACTTGTCGCTAAACAAGATTGCGGTATTAACTAAGAAGTTTAAACCTAGTAGATTCTGATAATTTCCGAGAGCACGAGCTTGTAGGTATTTGACAATTAGCGAGCTATCGCCTTTTGATAGTAAATATATTGCGGAGTAATTGAATAAGATCATATTATACAAGATTATAATCAAGTTGTAAAGAAGAATTTAACTTTTATTTCAACATCGTTATACCCTTTGTCCCCTTTGCTATTTCGATATAAATATTATACTTTAATCTAAGTAGCCAGTAAAGCAATTTTTAAAACTAATTGCTTTACTGTGTTTTCAGAGCTAGAGACTTTTTCCCTCAAACTTTAAGAAACTATTATACAAACTATTTAGCATTTAGTAAAGAACTTATTCAGTATTATTTACCCTGCAATAGTTCAGCCATATTAGTATCAGTCATTGGTATAATGTTCCATTCGTTCTTTGCGTAGCAAGCATATCTCATAGATCTATGTCTAGTACCTGTTTGTCCTCCAAGCCCAATATCAACTATAACTGGGTCTAACTTGTCACTTGTAATACGCATAATACGTCCAGCTAACTGCTCTACAAGAGATTCATTATTAGTAGAAGTTGTATTCACTAAACAAGATAACTCATTTAGAGAAACACCCTCAGAGAATATAGAAATACTAGCATTTAAAGCTGTTGGTGGCCCATTAGCTACTGCTGCCATGATTTTATTTCTATTCTCTAGCTTACTAGTCTCTCCCTGACCAATTATAAGGTAAGACCCCTCTATATTCTCATGAATCCATTCCAAGAACTCTACCCTATCAGATACTACTAATACCTTGTGCCCCATATCAATATAGGCTCTAGTTAGGTTTAGTACTAGCTCTCTATACTTAGGATTCTCAATTAATTCATTTATTCTATGTGCCCATGGCGTAGCCATGTTACCAGGGATAGGAATCTTAGTAGAATACCCATGTATTACTGGTTTTATAGTATTGCTAACTGCTGGAATAAATACTTTCTCACTGAAGTAACCTCTAAAAGTGGCTTCAAGTCCATCTTTACGTTTCAGTGTACCTGTTAGTCCAATAGTATATCTAGCTCTACTTTCATCGATAATTTGAGTAAATGTAGCAGCACAACAGTGATGGGCTTCATCTATTACTAGTATACCGAACTTAGCACTTAGCGCCACACCATGCTTTCTTACTGTTTGTATATTAGCTATTACTATTGGTGGGTCAATATTGAACTTACCCGAACCAATGATTCCTGGAGTAAACCCAAACCACTTCTTTACTTCTGCTACCCATTGATCTCTAATAGTTGTTGTTGTACATACTACTAGTGTTTTTTGTTGTAGTTTATGTGCGATAGCTAATGCTGTAATTGTCTTACCGAACAAGACTTATGTTACATGTACCCCGTTAGGTACACTCTCTAGATTTCTCTAGAGTTCGGACTATATCTTCAATATTATTAATACTATTTATTAGTATAAACTCTATATTTTGTTCCCTACACCATAGCTTCTTTTCCTCTATATTATTGGAATAGTCTTCAGTGCTTTGTAGGTTACCAGAGGTTACTTCTATTATAGTATTAAGTTGTTCTGAATAGAAATCTGCAATCCAACGTCGTTTAGTATTACCTATACACGCATAAGGTACCTGTATCTCAAATGATTCATCTAAATATTTATCTTCTACTAACTGCTCTATACATGATATATTAGAATTACATATATCACACCGCAATCCTTTCCCTTTAGAGAAAAGATGACCTAAAGTCGTAGTTGAGTATTTCTTAGTATGTGAACACTTTAAAAATTTTACAGTACAGTACGCCTGTGTAGTTTCTTTATTATAACCCAAATACTCTACAACCTCCACTAGCTTTAAATATGCGGGTGGACGCCTACTATTTATCTGGGCTACCTTAACTTCGTCAGGTATATTCTTCTGTGCACCATTACATATTCCACAAAATATGTTACCTTTCTTATGCCAGCGTATAAACGTTTGGTCTTGAATTTCTGTGGTGTAATTACAGTTGGAGCAAAGTATACTCCTAGACGTATAGTTACTATATCGTATAGACTTTAATACTTCTACTTTCATTTGTTTTGCACGGTCTAAACATACACTTGATGTTGGTATTTCTTTCATTTTATATTGCTCCCCGTTTCGCCACCCGTTAGTAGCTACTCTATTTCTAGATAGTCTCTGAACTTTATTCTTGATATTATTTTACCAAAACTAAATGGATTTGTAAATAATATTATTAGAATCTTAGCTGCTGATTGCCCAATCAACTTAATTTTCAAACATTCACGCTCACTATTTCTAGTCACGTTGTAGTTTAAGTTGCTCTAAGGGGGTTCCAGCAATTAAAGGAGTTTATACCAAGCCTCGGATTTCTAACCTGGTTTACCGTTGATAATACAGGAATCCTCAAACTCATTGTATATAGATTCTTGATCCCCCCGGAGTGTAAATGTAGGTGCTGGTATCTCTGCTGGTACTACACTACGTTTATCAATAATAACGTATTCATCTGCTGCTAATACATCCTTTACATAATCTATATTACCTAAAGGTGCCCACCATACATCTTTGGCTACCTTACCAATACGTTTAACAAATCTAGGTTGCGTACTCATTCCCATAGATTCTATTTGGTATGTTAGCGCCTTTTCTAATATTGCCAGTTTCTTATTATCTGTACAATTAAAAAATAACTTGTTTGATAATACTAGCTTCTTTATATCTTTCTCCACTCTACCTCCTTAGTAGGTTTGGTGTTGCTTGTATCAAATATATGACGGCCTCCCTTGTAAGAGATTATACCTAAGTAATTATACGGCTCTTGTGTCACAAAATGATAAGGCTCTCCTTGTACTATGGCAGCATAGAATTGTCCATCTGCACTTACTATATTTTTACAAGGTTTCCATTCTACTTTAGTAAGTTCTTTAGGTTTATACGTGGTAATATGACCAGTACTATCAATGAACTTATTGTACTTTAATAATCTATAGGTTTTATTTACCTGTATTACTGTAGTACACTTATATTTTAATGGGTATATTTTATATTCATACTCTCTAGCTAGCATTAGTACTCTACGCTCTAGAAAGCTATCTGAATCAATATTCTTATCATCTAGCACATATCTAGTATAAAAGGTATTAATATATACTATATTATCTATTTCTTCTATTAACTCATATTGTCTTAGTGCGAATACTGGATATTTAATCAATTATTTACTCCCAGAAGCAAGAAAGGACGCTTGCGCGTCCCTTCTGAGTTATCCTTTAAGTTCATATAACTCTGGGTATTGCTTAGCAAACTTACCACAACTATAGTCATCAGAACCACCTTTCTCTGAGTCTGATTCAACACCAACACCATGACCACCGAAGTTAAGTCCACGGTCGCGTTGAATACACTCAATTACTAAAGCAGTATATTCATCTACTTGATCCTCTCGTACAATAGCTACGATAGAGTCATGTACCAACATACGAATACTAGCATCCATTCCTAGCTCTTGGATTCTATTTTCTGCTTCTACTGCACCTAATAAAAGTACATCAGAAGATGCTCCCTGAATAATAGCGTTAAATCCTGAACGTAATTCTTCACCTACAGTTTCTCTAGATGCTGAACGAATATTACGTAGTCTACGTTTACGACCAAAATGGCTATAAATGAAACCATGTTGCTTAATCTGTTCATGTGAATCTTCAATCCAACGTTTTAAGTCAGGGAATCTATTGAAGTATGTATCAATATAGCCTTGAGCATCTATCTTATCAATAGGCTCGTATGGGCAACCCGTCTTAACATGTTGTTCGAATAACGACTCATTAATAGATTCTGCTACTTTAGAGGGCCCACTACCGAATAGAATACCGAATGAAATAGCTTTAGATGCCTGACGTAAAGCAGGGAACATCTCTTTTAATTCATGTGCTAAACAGTTAGGTCTAAATACCATGTGTGCAATAGAACTATGGAAGTCGGCAGAAATAACAGACTTGTCAGCCATATCATTGAATACTTTCTGTAGGTTTTTATCACCACTTAAAGCAGCAGCTACCCACATTTCCGCAGTTTCCATATCCACAGCAACAATCTTATAACCCTCTGGGGCTACGATACACGCTTTAACCATAGCATCATCACGAGGAAGTTGCTGTAGGTTTAGTTTACCAGACGAGCTAAGACGACCCGAAGTGGTCGTATGTTGACTGAACCCTGTACGTAAACAACCATCACGGTCAATATTGTCTAGCATTTTGATAATGTATGTGTTAAGTACTTTTGTTGCTTTACGAATTTCCAATAGTAACTTTGGTAACTCATGAGTTTCACCTAACTTCTCTAGTACTTCCGCATCTGTTGAGATAGCACCAGTACCAGTAAACTTATTAAGTGGTGTAATTTTAGCAATATCGAATAATAAGGTTCTTAATTGCATAACTGAACCAGGGTTTAACTTCTTACCCATCTTAGCTTCGAACTCAGCTACTTCTGGTCTAGTATATAGACGTTCATTTAATACATTAATTTTATCATATAATGCATGCTTACACTTAATTAAACGCTCTTTATCTGTAGGAACACCACGGTCTTCCATAGTAGTTAAGAACTGTAGTCCTGGTAGCATTACATTGTAATATAAGCTACTTAATGCAGGGTTACTATCAACAAGAGGCTTGAACTTCTTAGCTAATCGTAGAGTTGCGTCAGTATCTCCAGCAGCATAAGGCCAGATAATATCGAATGGGATTAAGTCATATGAGAAATCTTCTTGCTTTAGTTTATGCAACGAGCAATATTCTTTCTTAAAGTCATCAAGTGCTTCATCATAGTTACCCATATCTGTGTACTTGATAGTTAATGATTTTAACCCGTGTGTACCACTACGTTCATCTAGAACATAATGTAGTAGCATTGTATCGTGTAAACGATGTTCTCTAAATGCTTTAGCAAACTGCCAATGGAAGTGATATGTAAAAAACTTCATATCGAACTTAGCATTATGTAGGAAAATATCTACATTAGGATTATCTAATACTTCCTTTTGGAAACGGAAGGATACTAAGTCACTTAAAGCATCTGCATGAATATACACACCTTGATGTGTTTTATGCGAAATACTCACGCCTAGAACATAACCATCACGAGGATAGAATGCTGTAGTTTCCGAGTCAAGACCAATAGCTTGTACCTTTTCTGCCTGTAGCAAATCTAAGTAAGCTAAGGCTTCTTCCTCTGTAGTAATTGCTTTATAATCAACAGGTGCTTTACTAACTGTTTTACCAGAAATAAGCGATATGATTGCATTTACAGAGGTCTCTAGTATAGGTTTGATTTCAGGTTTAAAGTGTTGCATAGCTGGGTTTACAATAGCGTATAACCCATCATGTTCTTTGCCCTCAAACTCTTTACTAGTTTTTAATTTTACATTACGACCAGTAGCGTCTGATATTGCTGTAGACTTAGAGAAGATTTTTAAGGCATCTGCTCCTACTAATACTACATGTGCATAATCGAAGATAATATTCATATCTAAGGTTACGTGCTTTTTGTATAATGTCTTTACTTTTTCTTCTGTTAGATATACAACATCAACAGGCATTCCCCCTAATAGTTTAGAATAATCTGTTCTATTAGGATTTTTATCAATAACTAATACCTTATCTTTCATTATAACCTCATTTGTTTTATTAACTTAATTATTATAGCAATTTCCAACTAATTAGTAAACTAGTTTATCAATCTCTGCGCTAATAAGATGTACTTCTTGTTCCTCTAGTGATCCTGGGTCTTTGTCAAAAGGTAAGTATTCGTTGAATATGTGTACTGCCATACTAGTTTTAATTTCTATTATCTTTTTAAGATAAGCAGCCGCTGAATTACCAGCCTTGTCATTATCTAATAATAGTATTACTTCCTGTACCCCTGATAACATTAAAGGTGTTATCTTATCTAGTATGTTTCTTTCAGATAGAGACTTTGTGCCGAATAGACAGGCTACATTAGTCATACCATGTTTTTCTAGATTTAGCATATCGAATATACCCTCTACTAGTACAACATACTTACCAGCAACATGGGGATAAATTGGTATAGCCCTACTCTCTGGGTATACTTTGTACTTAGGTGGCACTGTTGAATAGAAGTTTCTACCTATAATATTAGTAATTTTACCACTAATATCTGTAATAGGGAAACATAGTCTATCCTCAAAATTAGGATGCTGAAAAGTTTTGTACTTCTTATATAACTTAGGAGGTATATCTCTATAGTCTCCTAGGTAAAACTCGGAACCTTCAGGTATTTCTATACCTGAAATATCCATCATTATATTTGATATTTTATTCTTTAGCTCTGCTGCTTTTCTACTAATAGGGTTGTAGTACTCATTAAAGTATTCAAATATATTCTGTCCTGCAAATCCACAAGCAAAACAGTTATACTTACCTACAGTCTTATCTATTCGCATAGAGGGGCTAGAGTCATTATGGTCAGGAGATAGGCAACAAACTAATGCGTCGTTGCCTTTCTCAATATATGGGATTTGCTTTCTATTCAGTAATTCTAATACCTTACTCATTAGTCAAGCTCCATAGCTGCTGGTGTTCCCCATTCCTTTGATTCATCATCTTTTTTCTTTCCACGTTTTTTAGGCTTCTCATCTTCATTACCTGCACTAGATAAATCAGCTCCCATTATAGAAGCTAACTGTTGAGGAGATAACTCAATACTACTAATAGTAAGCTTATCCCAATCTATACCAGTGGCAAAGTCAATTGTAGGTAGCGAACGTGCTTTAGTTCCTGTCCATTTTAATGCACCCATAGATTCTCCATTTTTACTATGAATTGCTTCTACGGTAAATGCAAAGTCACATGAGTCTAAGATACCCTTGGCCATTCTAGCCTCGCCATTCTCGTCAATCTGGTACGGCGCGAATATAGTTACATCGTGCTTACGCGCCAGAGCTTTTAGTCTCTTGGCAATTACTATCTGATTTTTCCAATCATACATGTTGGCATCGTTAGAGCCGTCTACTACTATTTGGTTTATATAATCCACAATAACTGGCCCTAGTTTTTTACCGTATTTGGCTTTTAGGTTGGTAAGATACATGTCTATAGAAGATAGTTTTAGTTCCGGGTCATCAATTACAATTAAACCTTTGTCTGGGTCATCTATGCCTTGGGTCTGTAGCAGTTTTTCTAACTTAATAAAGTCATCAAATTCTACTAAGGTACCACAACTAGCTAGAATCTCTCTACCATTTATAAACATATCGGCACGAACTCTAGCCATGTTCTCTAAATCTGTAATGGTATAGTCTTGGTTACGAACTTTAATTGCATCAATACCTGCACATATACCTATATAACGTAGCATTGTTTCTTCTGCTGACATTTCTATAGAGAAATAAGGTACAAATAACTTTTCTTCTTGCACGGACTTTTTAGCAATATTAATACATATTACTGATTTACCTGCACCACGTCTACCACCTATAAGGAATACTTCACCACGACGTAACGCTCCATACTCTGCATCCAGTTTATTACTGATACCTGAGTACATAACTTCTTCTGCGGCATCTTCTTTTGTTTTGAAGATGGTAATATCTCTAGCTGTATGCATATATGATGATGGTTTTATAGATTCTTCTAGAGTTACAGGAATAGAGTTTGCTAGTTCCATTATCTCCGAAGATGACTTTAACGAAATATCATCAATTGCTTTAGATATCAACGTTAAAAATTGTTGTTGGGTATATTGATCCTTTAAGGTTTCTATTGCTAAGTCAAAGTCAGTAATGTCAGGTATATCTAGTGATTCTAATGCTGCTATACTAATGCTAAGCATAGGACTACGAGAACTATCTAACTTCAGCTCCCCTAAAGTGGGCATTTTACCATGTCTATCATAAAACCTAGATATAGCTTGTAGAATCGAAGTATACGCAGGGGTAAAGTACTCTCTCTTTACTTCTGTATACCTAGTTAACGCTTCCTCTCTTGACTCTGATTTTAGCAGCAGATATATTACTACTGCTTCTACATTCATTTATTCATCTTTTCTTCTGTATCAGATACTACTTCATCTAATATCTCCCTAAACTGGGTAATTACATCTGTTATTAACTTATCTTTTGCAATATTATAATACTCTTTGTCCTTAGAGTCAACTAGAATATTCGCAATCTTCTCGGCTAATAGAGTTTGAGCACAGAAATATAAGTTGGCGTAATCATTGCCAGAGGATGGTAGAGCAATTACCGTTGCGTAGGAGCCATGAGCAAGCTTAGCCTGCTCAATTGCTTGTTGGGGGGAAATAGATTCTTCATCTGGTGAAATAATTAATACTCTCATTAGTCCTCCAGGATTTTAAATTCAGCTACATCATCATATCCTGTAATAGTAAAAGCAGCAGCATTTACTATTTCTACGTCTTTAATAAACTTTGTATTACTAGAGGAATCCTCATCTTTACATAAGAAACTAAAACCTACTGATACGTATTTAAAGTTATTATTTGGCATTAAGTTAAAATGGGCACCAATACTAAATAATCCATTATGAACAGATTCAAATAGTTCTGTTATTACACCAACTGGAGGTAAATCCTCTCTATAATCTTCTAGTATTACCATTGGAAGCTTAACCTTAGATACAGCTAATCTTAGTTCATCTACTGAGATTACATAACTACCTCTACCATACATAGCTATATTTTCTTTAGTTGGATTAGCTATAATTGACATTATACTATCGGTTTTGCACTTAATCATTTTTGTTTCTCCTAATAGATGTACAGGGGCAATATCGTCATAAGCTAAGGACTTTTCAATAAAGAATAGCTTTATTCTAAATGCTAGTAGCTCTATCTCTTCATTTTTACCTAGGGTAGGTACACAGGTAAAACCTATAGATAACTTTAATTTATCATCTAATAGTTCCTCATGTAGCTCAAATATAGCACCTATGCTTTTCTCACCTAAATACTCTGACCTAAATAATTCTACTACATTACCTATTATATTATCTTTATCCTTACTAAACTGAATTGGCATAGGTAACTCTACCTTTTCCATTGCAGCGAATAAGTCCTCCTCTGTAATACAGACTGCTTGTATATTACTAGTGTGCTGCAGAGCATTACCTTTAGTTGACATTATACTATCGGTTTTGTACTTAATCATTTTGTTGTTCCTAATAAAAAAGGGGAGACCGAAGCCTCCCCTTAATGGTTATAAAACGTGTTGCTTATTCAGCAGAATCTTTCTTTGCGTCTAATGAGGCACGTTTCTTAGCACCATCATGGTCAAGACAGCTAATACCACGGCGGGTTAGCATATTCTTTAATCCACGAGCTGACATATTAGTAGCGGTACATAAAGCTTCTAGTGTAGAACCAGCGATATCTAAACCATCTAATGGGTCTTTACGACGTGCAGCCGTTGAAGTTGCTTGTACTGGTTGAGCTGTTAAGCGACCCTCACGAACAAGGCTTAAACCTTTACCGCGAGCTGAAACAACTGAAACACCAAGTGCTTCTGCAATATCTTCTAGAGATGCGTTTGCTTCTGCCATTTCAACATAGATAGCTTCTTGTTCAGGGCTATAAGTACGTTTTGCTTCACGCTTAGGAGTAGGTTTAACTGAACCAGTTAATTCCATGCTGAGGATTTTACCTTGAACTTGCTTATCAGTAATGCCAGCACCACTAAATAATACTTGAGCAATTTCAGCATATGTGTGAGTTGCATCATGTGATTCTAGGAATGAACGTAGTTCAGCTTCCATTTCAGCAGTCCAGATTGACGCTTTAGCTGATGCTTTTTCTACTTCGTGACCAAGTTTACGTAACTTAGCACCTACTGAACGTGTACTTCCACCCATAGCTTCTGCGATTTCAGCAACAGTTGCTTGAGATACAACTTCCATTCCAGCTACTGAAGCTTCTAGAGTTGCGGTGTTTTCTTCGTTCCAAGTGATTTTATTGTTTGACATGTATAGTTTTCCTCCAAGGAAATTTTATTTTAAGAAGTTAGTTGTTTAATAGTAACAATGGGGATTCCCATAGCTACAGCTTTCTTATAAGATGCACTTGACTTCTTCGAGTCATCCTCACAAATAAGATGAGTTACTACTTTAGTAACTGAGGTTTTTGATTCCCATCCTAGAGGCAATAAGAAAGCTTCTGCTGCTCCACGATTAGGAAAGTCATTTAATTTGCCAGTAATACAAACACACCCTTTAATTGCAGTGGTACTTGTTAAACTTACTGGACTTTGCAAATCAAGATCTAAAGCTAATACCCTATCGCATAAAGGACTTTCAATAAAGCTAACAAGACTAGCATGTTTAACTTTACCTAACTCTTTTACGAATGATTCAGTTAGTAACTCTGGAGACCTAAGCGCTTCTATCTTCTTAATCTTGTTTGCAATTATTTTGCTTGAAGATAATGCGATAGATTTAATACCTAAGCCTTGAATAAATAACTCTAGCTTTTGTGACCTTGACGCTATGATTCCGTCATATATCTTTGTACCGTTGGCGATACCAAGAATATCGGTTAATTCATCTAATGTAATTTCGTATAATTGAGGAATACTAATGAATCCATGTTCAAATAGTTTCTCAATAGATTTCTCTCCCAACCCTTTAATCTTCATCACTTTAGTGAAGTTCTCTAATCTCTTAGTATTCTGAGCAGGACAATCTTCAGTATTTCTACAGAATAATTCTGTAGCTGTCATTTCAAGCAGTTCACCACAAGACGGGCAATATTTTGGTATTTGAATCAATTTCTTAATTCCTTATTAGTATACTAGTTAAGTGACAAGCCAGTCAAGCAAATTTTTAATCTATTTAGGTTTGCTATTCGCTTGCTGCTCATTACCTAATTTCTAAAACTATTATAACTGATATAAATCGATTAGTAAAGAAATATTTTAAACTTCTGTGCCTCACAGTATTTAGTGGATTGCTTCAAAAGAGAAAATATATTATAGCTAAGTAAATGCTAAACGTCAAGATTACTTTATAATTTAGGTTAGGAGTTATTCAACCATCCCAATAATACACGGGATAATTTCTCCAGAACGAATAATCTTCACTTTACAACCCACATAAAGTCCCATAGCTTCAATAAATTTAGGATTGTTTAAAGTGGCCTTAGATACTTTGGCTCCATCAATTTCTATTGGTTCAATAATAGCTTTAGGCACTACTTTACCAGTTCTACCTGTATTCCACTCAATAGATAGTAACGTAGTTACCATAAACTCTTTATCTTCTTTTATCGAGAATGCACCTCTTGGGAACTTAGCAGTAAATCCTAGTTTATAAAACTGAGCATTATCATCCATACGAAGCACTCTACCATCAAATGCAATTTTTAGCATCGGTTTTGCACTTAGTAATTCTGGTACTCCCAGTACAGTATTAAAACCAAATTTATCAAGCTCTACCATATCTTGGGTATATGTAGCTGTAAGAGGTACTGTACCTTTACCAGTTACATTGTAGGCAAAGAACATAAGTCCTAGTTTAGCGGCTTCTTCTGCAAACTCTGTATCACTAGATAACTGTAATTTACCACTAGCTAAGTTACGGGCGTTATCTACATCTTTAGTAGCTGCTACTTCGCCATTAACTTGGATAAAGTCGTGTACTGAGTTTAGTTCAAAAGAACTTGGTATTTTTAAGTGGGCATGGCGAATATGCGGAACTATCATACCAGCAGCTACACTACCACGAGTAACTATACGATTTAATACGTATAAATCAACACCTACTTTCTCGTATACTAGCTCTAAAGCAGCACCGTCTAGCTTATTGGATTCTACCCATCCTACATGATTTGGTAATGTATCACCACGACAAGGGTAGAACTTCTGTAGCGAGTACATAGGATTTAGATGATCTATGTCACCTGTTGGCCCTATACTAGTTTCGCTATCTTCGTTGTGGGAAACAAGAGCATCATACTGTTCGTCAGTAATCAAGGGATTACCTAAGTAGTAAGCTTCTTGGTATTTTGCAATTAAGTCTTTCATTTATATTCCTTGTTCATCTTATTAACTAGGTAGTTTATATGGGATGCATCCCTAGAAGTTGTACCCGTATCTTTCCAGTAGCTAATAATACCTAATAAGCTACATTTCTCTTGTACTACGTACATTGAGTACTTACGTCCTTTTTGAACTACAAGTCTCAGCTTTACTCTGTACTTATCGGTATTTTTCATTATTAGCCCTTTCTCAATTCAATAAAGATATTATACGCTAATTTAAGCATATAGTCAATAAAAGAATACAAAAAAGCCCACCTATTCAGTGGGCTTTCTTAGGTCGATGCCATGCTCTAGTAGCTTAGTTATTACTTCGCCTTCGCTCATTAGCGATACTAAAGAACCCCATAGACTAGCAACAGAGTCGATAGTATAGGGTAATGTTACACCTTCTTTGGTTGGGTAATAAGTTTCTTCATCAAAAGATAGCTTCCACCATCTTAATGATACATATAGCGTGTCCCTAAACTCGGAGACAGCCAACCTAAGCTGTTTGTCTCCTTTGTCACACACTATCTTAGAACCCAAGTCCTCTAGTTGCTCAATTTCCTCGGGAAACACGAGCAGACTTTTTCAATTCAGCATTTAAACTAGTTACTTGTTTAATAGATTCTAGTGATAGAGTGCGGAATTTATCTTTAGAATAGGAGAAGATTAACACTTCGCCCTCACCTACTTCTGGTCTAGGGGAACCATACGTAGCTTTATTCTTAGCTTCGATTCGAGCTATATGTTTATCATTGAAGTCGGTTGTGCCAACTACGAATGTTGATTTTCTTCCGTTAATGACAGTTTCAGGTGTGTACGTAATAAACGACACACCATATTTAGTCATTAAATCTTCGAATTTATTTGCATCCATGACAAGCCCCTATTATTCAGAATCTGATTGAATTGTTAATAACACGCTAGTAACGTAATCTGCGGCTTTACCTGTTAACTTTTCAATAACTTCCATATCTACTGCATCTTCACCAGCCATTGCTTGAATAGCGGCAACTAAGTCTGCATGTGATTCGGCTTTACCACGACGTTTGCCTGCTACAGCACCATCTTTAGGTGTAGCTTTGGCTTTAGCTGCTGCTTTAGAGATATAGACGGATGTACCATCTGGATTTTTAGCACGTTGTAAGATTGTGCGAAGTGAGTTTAAAGTACAACCTAACTCTTGGGCTAAGCCTTCCGCAACTTCTTGTGTGTGGCTAGGACGATCGTTTTCCGCTACTTCTTCAATACGGTTCTTGTATTCTTCAACAGCAACAGCACGTAACTCGTCAGTCCATTTGAATGGTGTAGTCATATTTGTATTTCCTTTGTAGTCAATTGATTAAGTAATTATTATACGTTTTTATAAGTAATGAGTAAAGTAGATTTTTAATCTTTATCGTAGGACTCTATCAACTCTAGAATCTCTAAATACCTACCAGTTGCTACTAAGGTATCTACCCTAGTATATAAATCTTGTAACTCCCTGGTAGAGATTCTCAGTGCTAGCTCTAACATAGTCTGTACTATATAGATTTTATACGTAAGCATTCTGCCTTGATTACTATCGTCAGCAAAAGGCATATCTACCTTAACACTATTTTCCCTAAAAGGATTAGGTTCATCCATTATCCCCATTATAAATCCCACTCTAGTAATGCCCTTTCCATTAATTGTGTGGCATTCCAAAATATAGCGGTGTCTTCACGTACTAGGTTAGTATAAGTCATTAATACTTCTGCACCTAAACCTTCTTCCTTAGCATATTGTAGCATATCTAGAGCTACGGATGCATACTCAGCTTTTTGCAAACTGGTATCTTCTACTATTGATATACCTGACATTATTTATCCCCTTTAACTTTTGCAGACATACGAGCCTGCTTTAATGCTTCACTTAAACAAATATCTCTATCTTCTTTACTCATAATACTTCCTAGCTTAGTTACATCTAGGCCAAGAGCTTGTAAGTGACGTAAGCTACCTAACTCATACCATGCGTAGTAAACATAACGATGTTTATCACGGTCTAGTAAGTAGATGCGATATGTAGTTTCAGCTTGGTCTGGTACAATGGCATCAATCTCACCTAAGCAGTTATAACCAGCTACCCAAACATGTTCTTTAAGAGCGAAGTGTTCTTCTACGCATTCGTCTGGAATCATTGGTGGGTTCATTGGGTTAACTGTTTTACGTGATTTAAGCATTGCTCCATGTTGTTCTAGCTTTAACTTAATTAAAGGCATTGGTCGGAATGTGCGTTTTGAAATTTCTTCCATAGACTCACCATCGAAATAACGCTCAATAATATCAATCATTTCTGCATCAGACACAGGAGTACCTCGCTTAGATTTACGTAAGCGTAGTTCATTCTCCTTTTCTTTAGTATACGTTTCAATTAGTGTAGTAAGACGAGTTGTATTATAAGCAATGTTTAATATTTCACAAGCAGCTTTCTTAGTGGCACCATTCTCTAGTGCAGAAATAGCTGCTTTATATTGTTCGTCTGAAATATCTGCTTTGATTCTTGGTGCCATGTGTTCGCTCCTTAAAAGGTGTTTCAATTCAATAAAGCTATTATACGCTTTATATATCGTTTAGTAAAGAATAATTTTACTTTACTGGGTTAAATGTATTCAGTGCGCCTGTACGAATATACACTATTCTAGTGGAGATTAGAGCTTTGCTCCATAGGGAATAAGTCTCACGCTCTACTCTAAACCAAAAGGTTCCGTCATGCTTGATATACTCCGTATCCCCAAATAAAGGATTAGTGTACTTAGGAGACTTCTTCCAAATACTTTCGTTTATAGTACGACTTCTCATTCTGATTTCCATCCAATAACATTTTCCCACTTACAGCTCTTAAAGTGTAATGCGTCCATATCCCAGAAGATAACGTTTTCTGGGGGTATAGGTCTAGCCATTTCAGGGTTCTTAGTAGCTTTTGGCTTTGGTAAGTAATCTACACTCATTGAAGCATAAATAGTACGTGCTTCACCATTTGTTTTAATGAAGTTTAACTCTACAATACCTTTGGTTAAATCTTCGCGTAGTTTTTCAATTGTTGATTCCATAATAAACTCCTATCTGTTATATTCTACGGTTGGTGGTGGAGTGCGTCCATGTAACGATCTTTGTATAGTTTTACACATAATAACACTAAAGATAATCTCACGTGTACTCTCTTTATAGGTAGCTGTGTGTTGCCCAATAGGAGCATACCCTTCTTCTACCTTTGTACGGAGTTTACCCTCAAATGCTGTTTTTGTGCCTTCTATTAAAATATAGTCTAACATAATGTGTTCCTAGTAATTTGCGGAGTACTGTATCCCGTACCAAGTATTAACTTCTACGGGACTGTTAAGTTTAACTAGACAGCCTAAGTAATCTTTAGCTGCTAAGGATACATAGCTTCCATCCGATAGGTTGGTAGTACCATGAAATCTGAATTTCTCTGAAAATCTATCAAAGTCAATGTTTGGTATAAAGTCGTCATATACAGGAGGGTAATCTGTAGTGTAGAATCCACGCTCTAGATGAACTGCGGGACGAAACCCATGGTCTAGTGTATACTCTACTTTACCATTCACTGTTCTAGCAGTCCAAGAATCAGATACCTTTTCATCCCAGTAGTAGGTTTCTGGACGCATACCACTACAAGATAGTCCATTACCACAAGGGTAAGTATATGGTTCTAGCGTAGTCTCGGAGAACTCTGCTTGTACATACTTCTCTGTAATCGCTATGCATTCAGATACTTTGGATACATGACTGTCAAGACCATAATATGTAAAAATAGCAGTAGCAAGGGTAACACCTGTTACAATAACTGGTGTTTTCACTGAGCTTTCGATATTTTGCCAGCTCGTTATGATTTTATTCAGCATGTTTGCCTCTGTTTATTAATTTATAAAACTATTATACGTTATATTCATCGGATAGTAAAGAACAATTATCATCTTGGGGCTCCGAGACGGTAATTAGCGCACCGCGCTCAGCTGAGTTGCTCATTTACTGAAGAACTTTACGTCAATAATATTACTGATATTGTCTATATTAAATACGTTGCTTTCATGGGAATAGATGCTTCTTGCGAGTAATCTTTTTCTTTTATATATGGGAAAAATTTTCTCCCAGCGAAAAAGGCTCATACGTTTATTCACTCCGGCCACTGGAAAGAAATCCTATAATTTCCAATCTAATACTTCCTCAATGTCTTTTATAGCAGCAAGCTCCGCTAAATCTTCGGGAGTTAAACAAAAGCAAGGTATATCTCTTTCATCTGTCCCCATAAGATGTGGATACCTACGTTTTTTAAAACGCTTCTCCATACAGTACTTAATCACCTCAGCGTACTTCGTATGCCAAGACTTTCTTTCAGAATGCTCCCACCCCTCCCAAGTTTTATGCCCAATTTCAAAGTTAGGTATCTCGTCATATAATACTGCCATAGCAGTAGCACTAGTATACTCACAACCTAGAGCATATAATTGTGCTAGTACTGGGTCGGAACCTTTAAACCATTTTAAGTCTAGGGTAACAAATGAATATAACTCTCTATTAGCTTGCTTTACTATATAGAAAATCTCACGGTTAATCCTATCCATGTCTATCCATAAAACTCCTCGGTAAGGCGCGTGAATACCTTTTATGGTAACATGCTCAGGGAACTTATCTCTCAAGTTTATAGGTACAATTCCGGTAGAAGTATCTTCACGTTTTAGTTTACCAGCACAAGCTTGACAAGGAGTCTTACCTGCTAGTACTACTTCTGGTATCAGCTCCATCTTAGTATCACAAACAACGCATTCACACAATACTCTAGTCTTATTATTTGTAAAGGTACCAAGTACATTATAGTTATCTTTAACTCTATACTGGAACACTTCTGTTTTCTGTTCGGGGGTCAGGCTACGTTTCATATTACCATTAGCAGTAACGTAATCCTTAAACTTAACTTTCCAGTCTACTACACTAGTTAGTTTACTCTTATTATTTTGCGCGCGTAACTTTTCCAAGCAATTCATGGTATTTTTCCTTTATAATTAGTTCTGGGTATATGCCGTTCTCTTTATTCATATCTAGCAACTGTGGTGAATTAATCCAATCAGCAGGCACAACACGACATATATTATCATAGTCAACATCTTTACGTTTAGTACCAAAGTTATTCCCTAACTCTCTTAACTCCTCGTCAGGGATAACTCTTTCTAGTTTTCTAACATAGGCTTCGTATTCTTCTCTACCAGTAATCTTCTTACCAGTATTTTTCTTACGAAACCTTTCATTATCTGGTACACGAGTAGTACCCCACTTCTTCTCCATTATACTAGCTCCAGCACTGATTGCATCTTCAGTGCACTTTCTTCTTCGGTTAAAAACTCTGTAGGAATGTCAATATTATTATCAATACAAAATATTCTATACCAGTTAATAATATTTGTAAACTCACTTGGTTCGATGATACCAGCTTTCTTCAAGTATATTTTAAAGAACCTAGCATTAGCATTGCAACCAGTATCTAGATAAAAATCTCTTTTATGATTTTTTAACGAATCAATAAAGGGTTGAAATCCATTAGTACACAGTTTAATATGTTTCCAAAAATTCTTATACAACTTATGAAAGAACTCTGCTGCTTTATCTGGTTTTTCTTCTAGGTATCGATTAATAACTATTTCATCTACATCAGTAGTACTATCTAGTTGGTAGTACCTAATAATAGCTAGCTTAACTTGGTACGCATCATTATGTCTAGGTGGACTATAAGTTAAAGTTGACTCAAGAACCGCGTTAATACGTTGTTCCTTGTAGGATAACTCCGCGTCTTTAGTATCCCCTAAGTCGCCCCAGGATTCTTCGATAATCTTAATCTTACAACCCTGCTCCATTAGATAGTACCTAAATGTATTTTGGAAGTGCATACTTTCAATCTCTCTACGCTTAGCATAAAGGTGTTGAGCTTTATCAATCCAATCCTCGTCAATATTATACTGGTCAGAACCTGCTTGGAATCCTCTAGTACCTGGGTCGGTATAGTAGAAGATACTCTGGGCACCCCTGTCTCGACGTAGAGCTTGGAATCTAAGGTTAGGGGTATGATTATTACTTAGTGTCAAAACGAACACGTTATCAAAATACCTAAAGTCTACACCACTAGTTACTGACGGACTACAAAGTAGCCCATCAATTTTCTGATGCTTTAACTCTTCGTTGGTATAGTCTAAGATTCTACGAATATCTTCATCCTCTGTAGAAGATGAATGAACCTCTTTAATAACTGCACCAGTCTGTTGCCGTAAAACCATAGCTTTCTCATTTAAATCATCTGGGCTACAGTCAGATACTAAGATACACTTTTCTCCCAACTCTAGGCAGGACTTAAAAGCCGACCAAATAGATTTTTCATCGCAAAACTCATAAGCATCACTTTCAGCTAGCATTTTACGTCTATGGTCGATTGCTGTAATAGGTTTATTATAGTCAATTAAAGAACCATATGCACTAATAGTTTCCTCACTAATATCACCATCACTAAGGATAATATAGTCTGCCTTACTCATAATTTCATGTAAGGTATCAATACACTCTTTACGTTTCTTTAGAATAGGACTAAATAATAAGTCATTCATTACAGCATCACATTCATCAATAAACAAGAAGTTAATCTTATCTGCTGTTGGGGCAAACTTCTGTAAACTATGGATAGTAGTACTCATACGCGTTTGTGTACCTGACATAAAGTCAAGCATATCCATAGTCTTACTATACTGTCCAGCACCGAATTTCTCCGCGTTAGAGGATACTAGAGATCTAGTGTTAGTAATCGCCAAGAAGTTACCTTTAACCATACCAGTCTTTAACCAGTTAACTACAGCAGTAGTCTTACCAGTACCTAGACTAGCTTTTACAAAAGTAACTGAACCTTTAGGTGGCAATGTACGCATCTTTAAGAACACTTCATCTTCCTCAGATGTGGTATCTAGATAGGTTACACGCACACCATCAATCATGCTAGGAATTAGACGTCTAGCTTCGCCTAAGAAAGCGCGTAGTGCCTCAGCTCTACCATTATCTAGGTAATCCTGCACACTTCTATCCCTACGATCAGCATAATAGATATACTGTTCTATAATTGGTGTTATTTGCTTCTCTAACCATTTAATATTCACACCATTCTGCCAAGCTTTATGATACAGCTTAGGCATAATACGTAAGAATACACCATCCTCAGCATTAATTAATTCATCGATAGTTCCCTGCACTTCTTTTGGAAAAGAACGTTTACCATCAATCATATCAAACAATATAAAGTCATCCTTTACAACATCAGCTTTACGAGAAACGAACTCAGGTAAGTGATTAGGGAAGATAGCTGTATCACCCTCTCTATACACAATTCTAGAACGACCTTTAAATGGGTCTACAATACCATCATTAAAGATAGGATCTGCAAAGAAGTGTGGTTGAGTAGCTGAATAATAGTTTAAATCGGCAATCTCAAATTGAAACATTGTTTTAGCCTTAATATTTACCTCACTAAAGAAATACTTCAACTGACTCTGTGTAACTGGGATATTAGCTTCAAAAAGCATGTGCATACGCACACCTTTCTTTAGCCCAGCACTACTAGAGGCATGTGCAATAAAGCCCATGTCCTCACTGAATACATCTGGACTTATTTGTACAAAACAATCTATGATATACTCTGCCCATTTCTCAATATTTAAATTATCCATAGCTAGACTAGCGGGTAGCGGAACACTATCCACGTCCAACGCCACAATCTTACTAGGTACGGCAGAGTTAAAATTCTTTCTATTACGCTTGAAAGGTTCAATCGTAACTGTCTTTTGCGCTCTAATAGCAACTAAACTAGGGTTAGCAGCTAACTTATTAATTAAGGTGAACGCCTCTTCTAAATTATCTGGATTAGCTTCCTCAACCAGATTAAATTTGCTAGGTAGCATTGCAGGGGCAGCACTGTGCTTATTATCGTTGTTTAAACGAAACACTTTGGCAAAAACCCAATCATTAGCACCGATAAAATCCCAGTTGCCCATAACTTGATTAAAGTGATACCCCTCATGCCCTTTCAATATGCTAAACATTTATTTCTCCTACTTAGGCAATTTCCTATGAGAAGTATACTATAATTTGCGACAGTATGTAAAGAAGATTTGTAATTTTCGTGTATTAAAATATTTTGAAATCCAAAAGATATTTTATAATGTTTTACGCAGACTGTCAAGAATAATCCAGTAGACACTCGTTATTAATTATAAATGAAAACGCGAGTTGTACCCTATAAATTTTCCTCGTTCGAGAATATATTTTCTCAGGTACACATTCATACACGTAACTTCTGAGATTTAATATTCGATTTTGGGGTACGGCGCCGCACCAAGATTTAATTGTGGAGTAACGCTCTTTAAAGATCTTTTTAGTAAGTAAATTAAAAATGTACTTGCAACCCACCTCAATTTGGCGTATTATAGTAAGTGAATTAAAACACAAGCCACGAGTAATTTACTCCTATGGCGAGCCTATAAGGGGATATACATGTCTAATAACACATCTATGACTAGAAAACAAAAACGTTGCGAAAGAAAAGAACGTAGAGAACTTCGTAGAAGCAGCTCTAAGAAAGATTCTAACGTAGTTAATGTTGACTTTTCACAGGAGAAGAA